ATGCCCAGGGGTGGTTTTCGCCCAGGCGCCGGCCGTCCGAAGGGTCAGAAAGCGGCGTCTCCCAAGGTTAGGGAGGTGGAAAAGGCGATAGCCTCTCGCACCACTGAGCCGGTTCGGTTTGAGAGTGCGATGGAATACGCGATGTCGGTCATAAATGACCCGACTGCTGAGGTCTCGGACAAGATCAGGCTGGCTGTGGCCATTCTGCCGTTCCAGAACGCCAAGGCCGCTGAGACGGCGCCAGGCAAGCGTGAGCAGGCTGCCGATGCGGCAAAGACGGCGGCCAATGGCCGGTTCGCCACGCCGCCGCCGCCCAAGCTGGTGGTGGTCAATTGACTGACTGGTCTACAGCCTGCCCCGACTGGGAAAGCCGGATATTGTCGCGGCAGTCGCTGATACCGTTTCCCCCACTGTTCCCAGATGAGGCAGCCGCGGCTGCTGAGGTGTTCCGGGACCTGCACATAGTGGACGCGCCAGGTAGCCCGACGATGGGTGAGGCGTGCCGCCCCTGGGTGCTTGAGTTCTGTGATGCGGTGTTCGGCGCATACAACCACGAGACTGGCCGCCGGCTGATCCGTGAGTTCTTCCTGCTGGTCAGTAAGAAGAACGCCAAATCGACGCTGGCCGCCGGCATCATGCTAACTGCGCTGGTGCGTAACTGGCGTCAGTCGGCTGAGTTCCTGATTGTCGCCCCCACGATCGAGGTGGCGGGTAACTCCTTCAAACCGGCGTCGGATATGATACGGGCGTCTCCGGACCTGAGTGCGATTATGCACATACAGGAGCATTTCCGGACCATCACGCACCTGAACACCAAGGCCACGCTCAGGGTGGTCGCCGCGGACGATGCGACGGTGGGTGGGAAGAAAGCGACCGGCGTCCTGGTCGATGAACTGTGGCTGTTCGGCAAGCGTGCGAACGCTGAGAGTATCTTGCGAGAGGCGACAGGCGGGCTGGCATCGCGCCCCGAGGGGTTTGTCATCTACCTCTCAACTCAGTCGGATGAACCGCCGGCCGGGGTGTTCCGTCAGAAGTTGAACTATTTCCGGGACGTGCGGGACGGGAAGGTCGAGGATAAGCGCAGCCTGCCGGTGCTCTATGAGTTCCCAGAGCAAATGCAGGTGGACAAGCGATACCGCGACAAGACGATGTTCTACGTGACGAACCCAAATTTGGGGGCGTCGGTGGATGAGGAATTTTTAGAGCGCGAGTTCGACATTGCTGACCGCGCCGGCCCTGAGTCTCTGCAGGGGTTCCTGGCCAAGCACCTGAATGTCGAGATTGGCATAGGGCTGCGCAGCGACCGCTGGCGAGGCGCTGACCACTGGCTGGCCGCTACAGACAACACACTGTCCCTACAGGCTCTGTTAGAGCGCAGTGAGGTGATAGTGGCCGGGGTGGACGGTGGTGGTTTGGATGACCTGCTAGGGCTGACACTGGTTGGTCGTGAGCCCGGCACACGGCGGTGGTTGTCGTGGACTAAGGCGTGGGTCCATCGGTCTGTGCTCGACCTGCGCAAGAGCGAGGCGCCCCGAATGCGCGACTTTGAGCGCGATGGCGACCTGGTGCTGGTCGAGGACACAGAGGACGCGATTCAGCAACTGGCCGATATCGTGTCACAGGTGGATGACACCGGCATGCTGGCGCAGGTGGGGCTCGACCCCATGGGTGTGGGTCTGATCGTGGATGCGCTGGCAGAGCGGGGCATTGAGGGCACGGAGCGCATTAAGGCTGTGTCGCAGGGGTGGACGCTAAACGGCGCCATCAAAACCACCGAGGTGAAACTGGCATCCGGCATGCTGGTGCATGCTGACCAGGGGCTTGCCAGGTGGGCCGTCGAGAATGCCAAGGTCGAGCCCAAAGGCAACGCCATCACCATCACCAAGGCAGTCGCTGGCGCCGGCAAGATAGACCCGTTGATGGCGCTGTTCTGCGCCGTCGCGCTGATGAGCAAAAACCCAGAGGCGCCTGGCATCTCGATCTACAGCGACCCGAACGCATACGCGACGGTGTTCGGCGAAATGTTGACAGGCAACACCGCGGAGTCATGGGACCCCGCAGTCATACGTGACGTGACCCACCCTGATTTCGCCGTGCACAAGGCTAGGTTCGAGGCCTGGCAGGCGCAGCAACCGGACGATGACCAATGGTAAAGCGCCTTGTTCGTTCCGTGCACAACCACGTCCCAGACGGTGTGTTCATCGCCGGCTCTGGCCTGACATCCTACGGATTCTGGATGGCATGGCCCCCACTGGGGTTCATCGTCGGCGGCCTCGCTGTAATTTTCCTGGCATTCGCGATTGAGTCGACCCGCAAGTGAGTTTCCTTCGGCCGTTCATCGAGGCACGTCAGTCGCGCGAGCCGCGCGAGGTAGAGCGGCCTGCCTTTGTGGTGGGCAGGCCGGCGTCAGGTGTGCGCGTGACGCCCGACAGCAGCCTGCAGAGCGCGACGGCATGGGCGTGCCACAGGTATCTGACGCAGACGGTGGCACAGTTGCCTGTGCGCGTGATGCGCGAGCGTGGCAATCTGTCGGAACGGGTGACGACTCACCCTGTGGCCAATGTGTTCAACTGGCGGGCGAACCCGGAACTGTCGCCGTTCCAGTTAAAAGAGACCCTGACGGGTTGGGCGATACTCTACGGCAACGGCATCGCTGAAATTGAGCGGGACGCGGTAGGGCGTGTCACTGCGCTGTATCCGATACACCCTGACCGCGTGGAAGTGCTGCGCGACCTCGACAGCCGCCGGCTCATTTACAAAATAAGCAACGGCACAGATGGTCCGACGCTGCTCGACCAATATGACGTGTTCCACCTGCGTGGGTTCGGCAATGGCCCAGTCGGGCTGAGCGTCGTCGAATATGCTGCGGAAACTCTGGGGTGGGCGCGTGCCACTGAACTGTTCGGCGCTTCATTCTTTGGCAACGGTCTGAATACATCCGGCATCATCGAGGGCGCCGGCGCATTGGACAAAGCTGGGCAAGAGCGGCTTGAGGCGCAATTGCGCAAGCGCCACGGCGGCCCCCGTCGCTCGCATATGCCGCTGTTTCTCGATAAGGCCATGAAGTGGGTCCAGACATCGGTCAAACCCAACGATGCGCAGTTCATAGAGACAATGCAGTTCCAGGTAGAGGAAGTCTGCCGCGTGTTCGGCGTGCCGCCTCAGAAAGTCGGGCACCTGCTGCGGATGACGTTTAATAACGTCGAGCACCTGAGCATCGAGGTGGTGGTGGACAGCATCACCCCCTGGGCGATCAGGTGGGAGGAAGAAGCCAACTATAAACTGTTCGGCCAGAACCGCGCTGGTTTCTATATGAAACTGGACCTGAAAGGCCTGCTGCGCGGGGCATTCAAGGATCGTCAGGAAGGCCTAGATCATGCGCCGGAATGGCATCGTGAACGCGGATGAATGGCGCGACATCGAGGACATGGGCCCGATGGGTGCCACGGGCGGCAGCAAATACGTCATCGAGCAGAACATGACCACGCTGGAACGTGTCGGTGAAGAACCGGAGCCCAGCACCCAAACGCCGGCACCTGCAAACGATACGGTGCCAACCGCGCGTGTTCGGAACATCCGCGCGCTCCAACGGATAGGGAGTGCAGCCCGTGCCTCGTGACATCATGCAGCCAGACGAACGGCCGATGACGCTCGCCGAACTGGCTGAGGCTGTCGAGGATGCCCTGTCAGTCGCAGTGGACGCCCTGCAGCGCGTGCAGGCTCTGGCGCGTGAGCCTGGGCCGCAAGGCATGACTGGCCCCCGCGGTGCGCGCGGCGACGATGGCGCCCCTGGGGTCGGCATCCTCGCGTTCGCGACCGACGACGACGGCCGATTGGTTGTCACGCTGTCGAACGGCGTGCGCGTAGACCTGGGTATTGTGCGGGGCGCCGATGGGCAGCGCGGAGAGATTGGCCCTGCTGGGCCGCAAGGCATCGCTGGGCCAAGGGGCGAACGTGGCGAGCCTGGCATACAGGGCTCTGTTGGTCCTGTCGGCGCTACTGGCGCACAGGGCCCACAAGGCGAGCGTGGCGAACGTGGCGACCCAGGCCCCCGTGGCGAAGCGGGCCCCCAGGGACTGATTGGTCCAATGGGGCCCGCCGGACCACCTGGTCAGCGCGGCGACCCCGGCCCACAGGGGCCACGTGGCGAGGCAGGGCCGCATGGCGAGCCTGGGGCGCCGGGTGAGGTTGGCCCAGAGGGCCCACAGGGGGCACGAGGCCCAGAGGGCACCCCAGGCACCCCAGGCGCCCAGGGCGAACGTGGCCCGATGGGGCTCATAGGACCGAAAGGCGACAAAGGTGACGCAGGACCCCAAGGTATCGCCGGACCTGTCGGCCCCCGCGGCGAACGAGGCCCGCAAGGCGAACGTGGACCGCAAGGCATCCGCGGCGAAGTTGGTCCACAAGGCCCTGCTGGCGAGCCAGGTGCATCGACGGAAGTCTCTTTCGTATCTGACGCGCGCCTTACGGCGTCCACACTGAACAAGGTCCGCGTGACAGAACTGGTTATCGGCGACCAGACCATCCGCGTCCTCACACTGGACTGACATCATGACAGTTACACGCATGCAGCGCGCTGGGACCCCCAGCGGCTACCGGATGGTTGCGGCCAAAGACACGGCAACGGTCTACCTCTACGGCCCCATCGGTGCGTCGTGGTGGGATGACAGCGGCATCAGCGCGAACCAGTTCCGTAAGGACCTGGACAGCATGGGAGCGAGCATCCGAAACATCGACATCCGCATCAACAGCGAAGGCGGCGACGTGTTTGATGGGCAGGCCATTTACACGCTGCTGACCGCGCACAAGGCACGTAAGACGGTCTACATCGACGCCCTGGCAGCCAGTGCCGCGTCGTTCATCGCGATGGCGGGCGATGAGATTGTCATATCCGAAAGTGCCTTTGTGATGATCCACAACGCGCATGGGGCATGTTTCGGTGGCGCGGGAGAGATGCGAAAAACCGCGGACCTGCTCGATATGACCAACGGCGCCATCCAATCCATCTATGTGTCGCGAACCAAGCAGTCTGCCGCCGACCTCAAGAAATGGATGGATGACGAAACGTGGATGACCGCCGCTGAGGCTGTAGAGCGCGGGTTTGCGGATCGAGTCGTCGAAAACATGAAGGTGGCCGCGTCTGTGCGCGACCCGTCAAAGTTCAAACATCTGCCTGTGGCGCTACGCCCGAACCGGCTCAAGGCCGCGGCCGCACTCAAGCAGATGTCCGCTGTAAAGCGGTAAGCATTCCGGCTCAGCCGGTAGGCCTTGCACAGCGCCTTGGGCCAGCGCATCCCAGAGGACAATCTAACATGCAGAACCAGGCCAATGGTGCCCTGGCCATTCTTGGCCAGGTTCCGGCTGGCGTCGTCTATATGGCGGCGCCCACGATTGAGGCGCTTCGGACCCGCCAGGCCGACATACAGGCGGCATCTCAGGCGTTGATTGAGGCTGCCGACGAGGCTGGTGAGGACCTGAGCGACGAGGCACTTGCCACGATTGAGGCGAACCGCGAGGAAGCCCTGCGCATCGGCCGCCAGATACAAGCGCGTGAGGCTGTGGGTGTTACTGCCACTGCCGGCCGCCGCACTCAGCCAGACGAAGCTGCGCGGTCAACTGTAGGGCAGGTGAGCAACACCGCTGGCCGCCCGACCGTTCCGGCGCAGCCCAGGGCGAACGACCCACGTGGGGGGTTCACCAACTTTGGTGAGTTCGCCACCGCGGTGCGTCATGCCAGCCGGCGTGAGGCGCCTGTGGTTGACAACCGCCTGTCCATCCAGAACGCCACCCTGTCCACATACGGCCAGGAAGGCGTTGGCGCGGATGGCGGCTGGGCTGTGCCGCCGGAGTTCCGTGCTGCCATTATGGAAAAGGTGCAGGGGCCGGACAGCCTATTGTCTCGCTGCGATGTGCAGGTCACCAGCAGCAATAACATGTCGTTCCCGGTTGACGAAACGACTGCGTGGCAGTCCACTGGTGGCATCCAGGCATACTGGGAAGGCGAGGCTGCGGCGATGACGCAGAGCAAGCCGGCCCTGCAGGACCGCAACTTGCGTCTGCACAAACTGACAGCCCTCGTCCCAGTGACAGAGGAACTGCTGGCTGATGTGCCCTCGATGGACGCCTATTTGCGCAGCAAGGCGCCTCAAAAAATCGACTACAAGGTGTCGAACGCTATTTATGACGGCACTGGCGTTGGTCAGCCTCTGGGCGTTCTTAACGCTAACTGCACCGTAACGGTATCCAAGGAAACCAGCCAGCCGGCGGATACGTTCCTGTCCGAGAACATCTTCAAAATGTGGTCGCGGATGTATGCGCCATGCCGCCGCAACGCGGTGTGGCTCATCAATCAGGATGCTGAGCCGCAGCTTTACAACCTGCAAATCCACGCGAAGAATGTGGCCCAGGCCGAGAACGTATCTGGCATCCCAGTCTACGTGCCGCCCGGCGGCATCAACGGGGCGCCGTATGGCACTCTGATGGGGCGCCCGGTCATCGCACATGAAGTGTGCAAAACGATCGGCGACAAGGGTGACATCATGCTTGCTGATTTCAGCAAGTATTTGGCTGTTATCAAGGCTGGCGGCATCCGCACAGACTCCAGCATCCACCTGTTTTTTGACCAGGACGTGACCGCGTTCCGGTTCATCTTCCGGGTGGCTGGTCAGCCGTGGTGGGAAAGTGCCATCAGCCGCGCGAACGGCACCAACACCCTGTCCAGCTTTGTCGTGCTCGAAGCGCGATAATAGCTAGTCCCCAGGCATAGTGAGCCGGGCGACTGGCTCACGTTCCAAATCAGGAATTAGACCATGAACAAGCACATCTGCGACAAGATGCAGATACAGCCGGCCGTCATCCCGGTGAACCTGGCGACCGCCGCGAACAACGGTGACTGGTTCAACATGAAAAACTATGGCCGTGTGGCCGTTGTCGTGTTGATCGGTGTCGGCGCCGCATCCCAGGACCCAACCCTCACTCTCGTGCAAGCGACCAGTGATGGTGGCAGCAGCAAAGCTGTGAATTTCACCGAAATCCGCGTGAAGCAGGCATCTGCACTGACCAGTGTGGGGACGTTCACGACCGTGACCCAGGCCGCCGGTAACACCTACACAGAGGCGACTTCCGGTGAAAAGCAGAAGCTGTGGGTGGTCGATATCAAGGCCGAGGACATGGACGTGGACAACGGCTATGACTGGCTACAGGCGTCCATCGCCGACACCGGCTCGACCAGTCAAATCGGGACAATCCTGTATATCGGCCACGAGCCACGTTACGGGACTGACCCGCTTCCGACTGCCATAGCGTAAGAGGGCTGACATGCGCGCCTATCGCTTCACCCAGACCGTCACATATCAGTCCGGCGACATGCCGTTCCCTGTCTACAGGGAGGGCTGTGTCTACATGCTGGACGATGACTTTGGCGCGCGCTGGGTGCGGCGACAGGTGGCGGCCTTATACGACGGACCAGACCAGCCTGTGCCTGACCCACGCCTTCCCCCGCTGCCGGCGCCGGTGGTAAGGGAGGCAGCGCCAACCGTGCAAGCGGTGGGGACGGCCCAGGTTGAGGCGCCGGCACCGGCGCGGGATGAGGGCGCGGTTGGCGTTGTGGAGCAGTCGGCGGCCACGCCTGCTGTTCCTGTCCCAGCCGCGCCAGCCTCTCCTGCACCTGCGCCAGCAGTCAAGCTGCCCGCGTCCCAGGCGCCTGCCTACGGGCAGCGCAGGCGGTAGCCATGAATGGGTTCCACGGCGGATACACAGTCCGCGCTCTAATGACCCAGGCCAACGATCAGTGGCACTTTCTCGCCAACGGCATCCGGGTGCACCGGACGGCACTGGTAGGGTTCCAGCCCATCAAATCCGCAGCGATTGCCCGGCAGCCTGGCGAGCAGGTGCCGCCGGTGATTGGCGCAAACGTGACCATTGGCCCATATGCCATCGTGTATGCCGGGGCTGAAATCGGCGATGACACATTCATCGGGCCCCTGACGCAAATCCGCGAGGGGGTGCGCATCGGCAAGCGGTGCGTGGTGGGGTTCAACGTCGAGATTGCTTACGACACAGTGATAGGCGACGACGTGCATATTGTCGGCAGCGCGCACATCACCGGCAAGGCGCGCATCGGCAACCGCGTTTTTGTCGGTCAACATTCGATGATGGCGAATGAAAAACATCCAGGCGAATACGTATGGCGCGGCGACGAGCAGGGCCCGACGATTGGTGATGATGTTACGATCGGCGCGGGGTGCTACATACAGGCCGGCATTACGATCGGCGCCGGTGCCACGGTTGCAGCTATGGCCGTCGCGACAAAGGATGTGCCACCGGGCGTAACCGTGAAAGGCAACCCAGCGCGGTGATTACGGTCGATGTGCGCGGCTATGACACCACGGTGGTGGCATTCAGTGGATTGGCGCCGCGCAACCACCTGTTCGAGTGGACACGCAGCCTGGCAGAAATACCGGCAAACTTTGTGGGCGTGCGTGACCCGCACAATGCCTGGTATCAGATAGACACAGCGGCAATCGCCCAGCAGGTAGCGGCGGCGATACGCATCATCGGCGGCAGGCGCACGGTCTGCATCGGCGGCTCTGCCGGCGGGTTCGCGGCTATCATGTTCGGCCGCATGCTGCGCGCTCACATGACTCTGGCATTCTCGCCTCAGTCGGCGTGCGGTGCGGCCAAGCGGTCGCTGGGCGATATGCGGTGGGATGAGTGGTGCATGCACACGCCGTCGTGCGACCTCGCTGGCCACTGGGACAACGCAATTGTCCATTACGCTGCTGATGACCGCTGGGACGCCATACATGCGGGGCGCCTGATGGCTGACCTGCGCGAGTGGCCCACCGGCGGGCATGACGTGGCGCGGATGCTGAAAGAGCAGGGCGCGCTGCACACGGCGCTCATGGAAGCGGTGGCTGCATGATCGTCACCAGTTTTTACGCCTACCGTTACGACCAGTGGGGCTGCGACTATCCGGCACTGATGCGGCTGCTGGCGGCATCCTGCGCGCGGTTCGGACTGCGCCATGTGGCGATAGGTGACAAGCCACTCGACGGGCTTGAGACGTTCCTGTGCGACCTGCCTGACAACCTAATGCTGGCCATTCTGGATGGGCAACGCCAATTCCTGGCGGCGCATCCTGGCCCAGCCCTGATGGTGGGGGCTGATTGCCTGATAACTCGTGACCCGCGGCCAGTCCTGGCTGGTGATATGACCGTCACCATTGGACCATTCGGCGACTGCGAGATGAACACCGGCGCCATCTGGTGCGCCGATGGCCCGCGCTGTGCGCCAGTGTGGCAGGCTGCGATTGACAGTGGGCCCACTGACTGGGGCGAGGATCAGACAAGCCTGTATGCCGCTGTGCGGGTGTCAGGGCTGGATGTGCAGCGGGTGCGCTGTGAGGATCACAACTGGGCGCCCGACTACTTGGCCCACCCGGCTGGCATGCCGACAGTGGTCCATTTCAGGGGCACACGTAAAGCCTGGATGGCCGAGTGGGCCCGTATGCACATGGGGCTGACGATATGATGCCAGGAGACGAATACGCCGAACCTGGGCTGATATGGTCCGGCAAAACGGTGTTCTGCTTGGCGAGCGGTGATAGCCTGCGCCGGCTGACCGAAAGCGAGTGGCACGGCATCATCGCCAAGCAATGGACGGGCAGTATCGTGCTGTCCATCAATTCGTCCATTAAAACGGCTCGCGCTGCCGGGTGTGAACCGAACGCCATCCTGTTCTCTGACCTCAATTGGTATGAGGACAATGAGGCTCTGATTAAGGCGTTCCCTGGCCCGCGGTTCACGTTCAGCCGTCGCGCCAAAGTAGCGTTCCCCGACCTCTGGCGCATCGACAACACCACGCGCCCCGACTTTGCTGTGGGCGCCGGTCCAATCAAGGATGGCCGGTCCAGCGGCAATCGAGCCATAAGCGTGGCTGTCAAACTTGGCGCGCGCCGGGTGATCTTGCTGGGTTACGATATGCGCATCGACCCTGTGAGCGGGCGCAGTCACTGCCACAATGACTACCACAACACTGAGGCGGCGAAGGTTTACGCACAGGAGTTCATCCCTTCGTTCAATGGCTGGGACGCCGCGGCGCGGGATGCGGGTGTGGAAATCTGGAATGCGACCGATGGCACCGCGCTAGATGAGTTCGCGAAAGTCGGTCTGAATGAGGTGCTAACATGGCGACCATAAATGCGCGCGTGGTGCGCACCGATAAGTCGGGCACGATTGCCAGTGGTGGCGTGGCGCAGACGCTTGCCGCGGCGCGCACGGACCGGCAGGGCTTCTGGCTGCAGAACCAGTCTAACGCCGACTTGTGGGTTAATGAGATCGGCAGCACCGCTGCGGCGACACAGCCGGCCATCCGTATCCCTGCAGGGGCATATTGGATCATGGAAGACACGGGCGTGACGGTTGCCGCCATTTCGATCTTCGGCGCGACAACCGGCCAAGCATTCGCCGCGAGGGAGTGGTGAAATGCCCATTAACTATGCTGCGATCCCACCGCATCCTGGCATCCGGTCGTCGCCGACCAGTTACTATCTGCCAGCGACCAAGACTGCTGGCACCGGCACAGGCGCGCTGACAGGGGACCGCATCTATTACCTGCCATTCCTACTGCCTGGGGTCACCGTTGACCGTATCGGTATCGAGACCACAACAGGAGCAGGGAACGCCAGACTAGGCATCTACACCAACGTCGGCGGGCTGCCGACCAACCTATTAGTAGACGGCGGGCAACTGGACATCAGCAGCAACGCCGTGTTGGAAAGCACCATTGCCGCACTGACACTGCCTGACGAGTGGGTGTGGGTTTGTGCTGCGGTGTCCAGCACGCCGACAGTTCGGACAGCCACCGCGACAGGCAGCGGGATCATCGGCACGTCCAGCCCGTCAAGTTCAAGCACGGGATTAATCGCAAACCACACATTCGGCGCACTGACAGCCAGCGCCCCAGTCGCCAGCCTCGCTCTATTGGCTGGCGTCCCATGCCTGTGGTTGCGCAAGTCCTAACGCGAGGAACTAACACATGGCGAACGCGGTTTATCCGAAATACAAGGATGCAATCTATACCGGCGCCGCGAACTCGGCCATCAACGGCAGCGGCACAACCGGCCTGTATGTCGCGCTTGTGGACACCGGAACTTATACCTACAGCGCCGCGCACGAGTTCTATTCCGACCTGTCCGGCATCGTCGGCACTCCACAGGAAATCGGCACGCCGACACTGGTCAATGGCACGCTCGATGGTGGCGATGTCACGTTCAGTGCGGTTACAGGGAACAGCGTAGAGGCACTGGTGATCTATCGTCGGAATGCCGGCGCCAACACCACGTGGCGGTTGGTGGCCTACATCGACACCGGCGTTACTGGTCTGCCTGTCACCCCGAACGGCGGCGACATCGGCGTCACCTGGAACGCATCCGGCATCGTGACGTTCTGAGCGGCCACGTTATGCGAATGAGGTATTGGCTACTGTAATCCTTACGTCCACCGGCACGGGCACATGGCCGGTCCCATCAGATTGTTCCGTAGGCACAACGCTTTACGTCGAACTCTGGGGGGGAGGTTCAGGCGGCGGCCGGCGGTTCTCGACGACGTTTGGTGCTGGTGGCGCTGGTGGTGGTTATTCAGCCGGTGAATACGTCGTCACATCAGGCGACAAATCGAGCGGCATAGCCTACTCGATCGGCACAGGCGGGAATGGACAGACAGCAGCATCGGGCGGCAATGGTGCCGCCGGTGGGGACACGTGGTGGAAAACCAACGTCACCCTGTTGGCGAAAGGGGCATCTGCAACCAACGGCACTACAGGCGCCACAGGCGGGCAGGCATCGGCCGGTGTCGGAACCGTCAGGTTCAATGGCGGCAATGGCGCGACCCGTGCGCAGGGTGGAAGCGCGGGGGGTGCGGCAGGGCAGCACGGCGCCGGCGTATCATCCACCGGCACAACCGGAGGCGCTGGCGACAATGGGCAGGGTGGGGCTGGCGGCTCAACGCAGGGACAGGCCGGCACAGCCAACGTAGAGGGCGGCGGCGGTGGGGCCCGCAACAGCAACAATTCCGGCACAGGTGGTGCTGGTGGTGCGCCAGGTGGCGGCGGCGGCGCTGCAACCGCGACATCCCCAGGCAACGGCGGCAATGGCGCCCGCGGGCAAATCCGCATCACCTACACGCCGACCAGCAATGTCTCACTCACCCCATTACTGCACAGCGATGGGGACACGTTCTATGGCCCAGCCGTTACCGCCCAGGCGGCCAGCCAGTCGCTCGCGCCGGCCAGGCACTCAGACGGTGACACGTTTCCTGGCCCCACTGTCACCAGGGGGCGGGTCACACTCACACCGGGCCTGACGGCGCCCGCGCAGGCGTTCCACGCTGCCACGGTCACCAGGGGGGCGATAACACTCAGCCCAGCGCGGTATGTGGCCGCGCAGGCATTCCCTGTGGCGACTGTCACCCGCGGCGCTGTGGGGCTCGCCCCGATCAGGGTGATGGATGCCGACGCATTCCCGGCACCATCGGTCACCAGGGGCGCCATCGCGCTGTCGCCGGCTAGGCTGGTCGATGCCGACACGTTCCACCTGCCGGCCGTATCTGCAGCGGGATCGAGTCTCACGCCGCCGACGCTGGGCAATAGCCAGTCTTTCCATAGCGCGGTCATCGTCCGCGGCGGGCGTGCGCTCACAGCGGCTATTTACGAGACCAGCCAGTCGTTCCACGCCCCGGCGGTTACTCGCTCTAAGATACTGCTTACGCCGGCCAAGGCGGTGGACGTGGATGTGTTCCACGTCCCGGCGGTCACGAAAGGCGCTGGCCATCTCATCGCGCCCATGTTTGTGGATGCTGATGGGTTCTACGCTGCCACGGTATCGCCCGGCGCCGTCACCCTATCGCCGCCGCGGCTGCTCGACGCGGACACGATCCACGCGCCCCAGGTCGGCCGTGTGCCTCTGGTGTTGCGGCCGCCCATCCTGGCGGCGCAAGCGCAGTTCCCTGGCGCATCTGTGGTGCGCGGCGCGGTCGTGCTGCTGCCCACGGCATTTACAGATGCCGATGCGTTCCACATGCCTGGGGTGGCCCAGGACAAGGCCATAATTCGGCCGGTTCGGCTGGTCCAATATACTGCCTTCCACGCCCCGCGGCTGACACAGGCGGGCATGCCGACAGTGCGCATGCCGGTGTCAGTGCAGCGGAACGCCGACCGGGCCCATAGCAGGCCAGCAGCCGAACGACAGGCCAGCCCACCTGCCATCCACGCCATGCTGCCAAGGCAGCAAGCCGCACCGGCTGCCAGCCGGCGCCCGACACGTCCACCGAGGCCACGATGAACAGCATTCTGACAGTGACATCGGCGGCCAGCACCTACGACCTGACATCCCTGACCACCGTCAAGGAAGAACTGTCAGTCACGGATGGTGCCGACGACGCCATGCTGCGCCGCTGGATCACTGAGGAATCGGCACGCGTCGCCAGCCACTGCCGGCGGGTGTTCGCGCTGGAAACTGTCCGCGAGGTGATCCGGTTCGAGCCCTATGACGACCGGGACTGCGTGCCGCTTTCGCGCAGTCCAGTGGCGTCGCTGACCTCTGTCACCGAGGATGACGATACCGCGCTCACCACGTCCTATTATGAGGCTGACCTGGGTGCTGGGCTGCTGTATCGCCTGGACGGCAGCAGCAATCGCGAGTGGTGGATGTGCAGCCGCCTGACGGTGGTTTACCGCGCTGGATACACGCTTCTGACAGGCCTGCCGCGCGAGATCGAGAAGGCCACCATACGGCTTATCCAGCATCGCTACTACGCCCGCGGTCGAGACCCATACTTGCGCGCGCAGAGGGTCCGGAACGTGCTTGAGCAACAGTTCTGGGTGCCAAGCGCAAATGAAAGCGCCCTGCCGCCTGACGTGCGGGACATGCTGGCGACATTCGTGGAGCACACGCCGTGAACACCCCTGGCGCATACTCGCTGACATATAACGACACTGGCGATTTCGCCATCACCACTGCCGGCACCTATGTCGGCGACTGGGTTGATGGGTTCGAGGGTGTGCTGGGCCTAAATGTTCAGTTGTCGATGTCATATGGCAGCGGCGGCACCACAGCAAAAATCTACCTGCAGACTTCAATCGACGAAGGCACAACCGCCATCGACATTGCATGCGTGGCCTGCACGACGAGCAGTGTGACGAAGCTTTACAATCTCAGCGGATTGACGCCGAAAACCACCGCTTTGACGCCCTCTGACGGTTCTTTGACGGATGACACCGCGGTCGATGGCGTCCTGGGCGATCGGTTCCGGATCAAGGTGGTTGTCGTCGGCACCTATGCAAACACCGTGGTGTCCGGCCGCGTGGTGGCCAGATGAGCGCATTCGGCCGCGCCACTGAGGCTGCCGTGCGGTCCTACATCTATCAGGTAGGTGAGTCGGCCACGCTGCGCCGCCTGACCGGGACGCAGCAGATACCGATGTCGGTGGAACTGCGCGCGGTCATTGGCGGCGCCGCTGAGCAGCAGATGGCAGGATCGGCCATGCAGATGGACCGGCAGGTGATCATCTCGAACCACGAGATCGCAGCCAAACGGTGGCCGGGCCCGCCGCGTAGGGGTGACCGTCTGATAGCGGGTCGCCGCTCATACACGGTCGAGGACGTGGACACGATCGTGGTGGATGACGTGACAGTCCAGCACGAACTTAGGGTGCGGGGCGGGCCATCTGGCAATGGCGTCGTTTGAGCAGGTAATTGCGCTTCAACTCAAAAAATGGGGCCCAGAGGAAGCGCGGCGCATCCACATCGCTGTGGCACGGAAAACCCTGCGCGAGTTTATGGCACGGCAGGGCGCAAAGCCACAGGTCCTAATCGAAACGGACGGCCACCCGACCGGCACCGAGGACGCGGTGCAGCCGTATGGCATAATCATCTACCACCTCAGCCGGTTGCGAGAAATTGCATCATTCGCGATACGCACGGCAGAGGAATTGTCGCCCGTTCTCAGCGGCAGATACAAATCGTCCTGGTTCCTGATGACCACCGGCAATGTGCCCATAGGGTTCGATGAGGTGGACGCATACGACGCAGTGATACTGGTGAACGACCAGCCGTATCACCGCAAAATCCACGTTGGCGCCAAGGGGTTCGAGAAATATGCCACCCCATCGGGCATCGTGGAAAAGGTCCGGCAGAAGGTGCGTCAGCGGTATGGCGCGCGTGGAGTTAGGACACACATCAGTTTCCTGGCGCTGAACAACGTCAGTGTTCGCAGCCGCATGCGCCGCGGCCCCGCGCGGGTAAACCTGACCTATCCGGCGCTTGTCATGTCTCTGAGGTAGCGATGCTGTGGTCTGCTGCAGAGGCGGCAATCGAGGCTCATATCCGCACACAGTGGGCTGCATCGGCCTATGCCTCTGTGCCGCTGATCTTTGAGAACGAGACGCCACCCGACACATATGACCGCTTTGTCTACGTGACCGTCGAGGGCGTGTATGCCGAGAAAACGATCTATGGCGGCACGGGCAAGCGATCGGCACAAGAGGCGGGGCTGGTATTCTTTCATGCCTTCGTGCCGCTGGGCTCTGGCAAAGCCGGAGCGACCGGAATGGTGGATGCGATGACATCTGCCCTGGAACTGCAGACGATATCGAGTGAGATCAAGATGGACGGCGGCAACCCGCCATCTCCCGCAGAACCTGGGGACGTGAATGTCCCAGGCGAACAACCACGAGGCAGCTACTACCGCGTCAGCGGCAGCGTGCCGTTTGTGGTGCTCAGCACCCGCTAGACCAAGGGAACTAACATGGCTGTTAATGGCACGCTTGGCAGCAAGCTGTTCATCACAGATGCTGCAATTGCTTCCACCATCGACTCTGAGGCTGAGTTCTCCGCCCAGTCCTGGACTGAGGTGGGGCTGGTCGAGAGTTTCGGCGACTTCGGCCGCCAGTTCGAGATGGCAAACTTTGTCGCTGTGGCCGATGGCCGCACATACAAGTTCAAGGCCTCCTACAACGAGGGCGCCTTTGACTTCGCGCTAGGGCAGGACCTGAGCGACAGCGGCCAAGCTATCATGAAAACGGCCGCCGAACTTACTGACCAGAGTAACTATGGGTTCCGCATCGAGTTCAACGATGCGCCCAGTACGGTTGGCGGCCCCACCACCGTGTTTTTCCGCGGCCTCGCCATGTCGTTCCGCACCTCGATGGGCGCGGTAAACAGCATTGTGAAGGCAAACGCGCGGGTCGAGGTCAACAGCCCCATCATCACAGTGGACCCCGCGGAACTCTATGACCGCTTCGTCACCGGCGGCAGCCTGACGCACTGGGAACTGTTCAACGGCTCCGACGCCCAGGCCGCTGACCCTGTTATCAGCAGCAATACCCTGGTCATGGTGTCTGGTGACGCCGGGACTGGGTTCGCCGCAGACGGCTCGCAGGCGATCGGCGATACTGGCTATGCGCTGGGCAGCGGGGCGCTGACGTTCGAGTGTCGAGTGAAACTGTCGGCCATAACCAATGTGGCGGCATTCTTTGGGTTCACCGACCAAAAGGCGGCGCTGGAAATCCCCATAGAGTCCGCCGCATCGGCCGACACCCTAACATCGAACGCCACTGACGGCTGTGGGTTCATGTTCGATACAGCGATGTCCACTGACAACATCTGGTTCGTTGGCGTGGACACGAACAGCGACGCGACCGCGCAGAACAGCGCACTGGCATTTGTCGCTGACACATACCGCACCCTGCGCATGGTGGTGACAGCCGCTGGCGCGGCCACGTTCTACATAGACGGCACTCTCGTCGGCACCAGCATGGCCGATGCGACCGCGGCCACGACACTTTATCCGACGCTTTGCGTAAGTTCCCGCACCACGGCCACACGCACCGCTACCGTGGATTATTGCTACGTCCGCCAGGCGTAACCCACCACCCCGCGCATAGGACACACTGAACATGGCTGCCACCGGCACGCTTGGCGCACGGCTCTACACCAGCGCCACCCCGCTCACCAACCTGACCACATCCTGCGACGCCATTGGCGATTTCCAGGGGCTGACCATCGCCACCGAACTGGGGCTTATCGAGAACCTTGGCGACTTCGGCAAGCAATTCGAGATGGTCAATTTCGTCGCCGTCTCTGATGGTCGCACATACAAATTCAAAGGCGCATACAATGAGGGCGCCATGGACCTGATGGTTGCGCAGGACCTGAGCGACAGCGGCCAGGCCGCGCTGCTGAGTTACGGGTCTGCCCTCGATCAGAACACCTACCCGTTCAAGATCACGATTGTTGGTGCCGACGCATCATACGACACCATCTATTTCGGGGCGAAAGTGATGTCGTTCCGCACCAGCATGGGCGCGGTGAACAGCATCATCAAAGCCAGCATCCGCCTGGAAATCAACACGCCTACATTCATCGGCGCATCGTAAGCGCCCACGGCAAGCCTGCGCAGGCTGGCGGCGGCATTCTGTCGGGGGTGCCGCCGCCTACTCCCGACACCCCGACACCCCCCTATAGGACACCCCGACATGTCCAAACTCACAGACGGCGAGGTCGCCATAACGCTGAACGGGCAGGATCGTTTCCTGCGCCCTACGCTCAAGGCGATGACGAATATAAACCGGCACTTTAAGGGCATCGCAAACGCTCGCACGGCTATTGTGGACGCCGACTTTGAGGGCATCTGCGTCCTGCTGCGGTTCGGGCTCGACCTCTCAGACAAAGAGGCTGCCGCGCTGCCGGAGCGTGTGTATCGGCACGGTCTGACAAATGACCTGCTGCTGCCGCTGGTGACCTATGTGGCGGTGCTCATGAACGGCGGCCGCCCATTGCCAGAGGATGACGGCGCCCCACCCAAGGGCGGCGACAGCGACCAGGGAAACGAGTGACGCTCGACCAACTGGTCGAGCAGTTATACGAACTGGCCACCGGCTGGCTGGGGTGGTCTGACAAACAGGCGATGACCACCAACGTCTGCCGGATGGAATTGGCTCTAAAAGGGAAAATCGACTTCCTCAAGAAAACAAACCCATGGGGCGGCGCTGAGGAAGAAGAAAAAGAGCCGCCACCAGCCAACCCGGCTGAGGCGGCGGCCAAACTGCTTGAGTTCTTCAAGCGGCAGCAGGCGCACACCATGCGCCACGGCAGGAAGAAATGACTACTGCGGGAACCCCTTGGCCCGCATGCACATGCCAAACAGGTGGTTGCTCATAGCCGCCTGATACAGCCAGCCCCCCTGATAGCTGGCGGGGCTGGCCGCCACCTCATACTGGCACTGAGCCTGAGCTTGGTCGGCGCTGCCGTGCAGCCGGCGGGTGGCGGCTATTTCCTGCTCGACCTGCGCTGCCTCGATTTGGTTCTGCGCCAGAATGGCGTCTAGTTCGGCGTCTCTGATGTGCTTTTCCTGCGCTTTCCGCGCCTCCCATGCCTCATCGCTCATGGTCCGATACTCGACCACAGGCGGCGCTGGGCGGCTATCGGGTGCGGAACAGGCGCTCATCAGGCTGGCTGCCACAGCGGCCGTAGCCAACCCCATCCGTATCTGAATTGTCATGAGCGCGGAGCATAAGCGCATTTCGCGCTGGCTTTGCAATCACATCGTTGTGGACCCCCGGCATGTCAGGCTCAAACGAGACAGCCGTCACAAGGCTGGTGATAGACGCGACCGGGGCAAAGCGCGGCGCGGATGAGTTCCGCGAGGCGGCAGCCAGGGTTGTCTCGGCCAATAAAATGGTGGGCGATGAGGCTGAGACGGCCACCCGGCGCCTGTCATCGGCATTCGCCCGGCAGAATCGCGAACTAGAGTCGGCCGCCCGTAAATACGATCCGCTGGGGCAGGCCGCGCGTGAGACTGCCCGAGAATTAGAGCGATTCCAGGCGATTGCAGCCCGTGGCGGCCCGAACGCTGAGCGCGCGGCGACCCTGGCGACACAGGCGCAGCGGCGTCTGATCGAGATACAGGGCGAACTGCACCAGTCGAACCAGCGGCTGGCGACCAGCACGGCTGGCGCATCCAGCATGATGCGTCAACTGGGCATCCAGTCGTTCGACGTATTCAGCCAGTTGTCATCCGGTGCGCCTGTGATGACCACGCTGGTGCAGCAAGGCAGCCAGGTCGCCCAGATGGCGGCCGCCCAGGGCGGCGCGCTGCAGGCGCTTGGGCAGACGGCCAGCCGCGTGTTTGGCGCCGTGCTGTCCCCCACGGGCCTCGCCGTGGCCGGGCTGGTGGCGGTGGCTGGCGCGGCGGCGCTTGTCATATCAAAATCCGGACAGATGGAAAGCGAGACCCGTGCAATCGGCGTCTCGCTGCGAGCGGTCGGGCGCGACGCAGAGGTGTCGGCCGGCCAGCTACAGACGTTTGTCAAATCACTGTCTCAGGCAGGCGTGGCGCGCGACGAAGCGAGTGCCGTAGTCAGCCAACTGAGTCGCACCACCCTGAGCCAGACCGGCATCGGCACCGTGGCGCGCATGGTGCCTGACGCATCTGTCGCGCTGGGTGTGGATGCCAAGGTAGCGGCTGAACGGCTAGCTGAGGCCGCAACTGGCTCATATCAGGCGATTAAGAAGTTAGATGAGGCGCTGAGTTTTCTGACGCCAAAGCAGCTTGAGTCCATCCGGGCGATGACCGGGCAAGGCGATGCGGCAGGCGCGGCCAGGCTGGCGTTCGATGCGCTGGACGCCCGTATCCGCGGGATCAATGAGTCGTCGCTTTCGCCTATGCAGCAGGCACTGCGGAACCTTGGGGTGGGCTGGTCCGAATTTATGGACCGGATCACCAACTCTAAGCCCGTCATCGCCATCATTGATGCATTCCGCATCGCCACTGAGCGGTGGGCGCAAACGCTGAAAGGCGTGGACCCTGGCGCGCAGATTATGGCGCTGAACAACCAGGTCCTTAAGCTTGAGGATGAGATAAACAAGGCTGGCTCGCCCACTGGCGCCGTTGCCAACCGCACACTGACAATGCAGCGCGAGGAACTAGCCGCCAAAAAGCGCGCGCTTGAAGAACTGATAGACCTGCAGCGCCAGGCCAATCCAATACCATCCGGCCCTGCATCGGGCGGCCTCAACGATACGAATGCCGCTGCGGCGCAGAATGCGAAAATCCTCGCTGAGCAAAACCGCGCCCTCGATGCCCAGATGCGTGTGCTGAATGCATCCAAGGAAAGCCGCGCGCGCGTCCGCCTGGAAATCGAGGCTGAGAACAAGGTCCGCGAACTGAATATTCAGGGTGAAAAAGAAGCGGCCGAGTTCAAACGCAAATACATCGCCGCCAATACCGAGGCGGCATCGACCAGCAGAACCGAGTTCGAGCAGCGCACGCAAGAGGTGGCAAAGACAATTGCCGACCTGCGCGAACAGGTTGCCATCACCGAGAAGCTATCCGGCGCGCAGTCATCCTATGAAATCCACACCGCAGCGGTAGACAAGCAAGTCCAGGAACTCACCAAATCGGCGCAGCACTATGCCGACACGACCAAAGACCCAACCGTCCGCGCGGCGCTGCTTGAGCAAATCAAGGTGGTCGAGAACCTGGCGCGCAAACGTGCGGCTCTGAGTGACCGCGCTGCCGTCAACAGCGCCATTGTTGCCGCGCGCGAGAATGCCGACGCACAGGAACGCATCGCCGACGCCTATGACGGCACGGCCGCGTCCATCGCGCGCGCCACGAACCTGCAGCGTGCCCAGGCGGAAGTGCTCAAGTCGATGCGCCCCGATCAAGAGGGGTTCAACGAGGCTGTGCGCACCTATGCAGAGCAACTGGACCGCGGCACAGAGGCCGCACTGCGTCTGCAGAACGCGCAGAACAGCGTGCAGGCTGTGTCTGACATGCTGGGCGCGGCGTTTGACCGTCTGGGCCAGGGCATCGTGGATGCATTCGTGTCTGGCTCTGGCGCTGCCGTAAACTTTGGCAACATCGCCAAGGCCATCGTGGCGTCGCTCATCAGCGACTTTGCCAAGCTTGCGCTGGTAAACCCCATCCGCAACGCCCTGTTCAGCACAGGCCAGCAGGCGCCGACGCTGGGCGCGGCCCTGGGGGCGATGGGCAATGGCGGTGGTGGTGGTGGCGGGTTGTTCGGCTCGCTGTCCACGCTGTCGAGCATCGGTAGCATGGGCAGCCGGGCGTGGAGTTTCCTTTCCAACGGCGCGAGCGGCCTGACTAGCACAGTCGAGAATGCGTTCCCCTGGCTCAACAGCATCGGCGCTGAACTGCTGCCCAGTGTGTTCAATTCTGCCGGTGCGGCCGCATACGCGCCACTGGCTGCTGGCGTGCAGGGGCCCGTTCTTCCGGCGTCGTCGAGCGCGCTATCCGGCACCACCCTAAGCGGCGTTCTGGGTGGCGTGGGCGGCGGGTTCGCTGCAGGCTCCCTCGCTGGCGGGTTCCTGCAGAGTTCGCTGGGCAAGGTCGGCCCAGCGCCACAGATTGGCGCCGGCGCTGGTGCGTTGGCTGGTGCGGCCATAGGGTCAATAATCCCAGGCATTGGCACTGTCATCGGTGGGCTAATCGGCGGTTTGCTGGGTGGCGGCGGCGGTGGGCTGATCGGGCCCAAGGCACCGTCTGCGTTCAGCACCACCGGCATCGACATGACCAGCGACGGCAGGTTGAACGTCGGTGAGTCGTTCAACCAGATTGCGTCCAGCAGTCGTGAACTGGCAGTCCAGGGCGCCGACGCCATCAACAAACTGATGGACGCGCTTGGCCTGACCATCGCCAGCATCGGCGCGCTGCGCCAGATTGGCACCAACACCCCAGGCGGGTTCCAGGACCCCAGCAAATTCGGCGACTTCAACGCAGCATTCGGCCAGTTCCGGTTTTCGTCCTCGAACGCCGACATCAATCGCATCGTGTCCGATCGCGCGTTTAGTTCCCCGGAAGAATTACAAAACGCGGTGGTGGCATTCCAATCTGCCATGGCGAATGCGCAGGGGTTCCTGGACACAACAGCGAACTCGCTCATCAAAAGCGTGCAGCCAGCTAAGACGTTCCAGGACCAGATTAACGAGGTTGCTAAGCAGTTCAACGAGGCCATCAAGGCTGCGGGTGACATGCTGGCCGCCGGCAACATCAACGCCGACATGACGGCCCGGCTGATCCAATCCGAAAAGGAACTGACGGCAGCGCGGGACCAGGCAATGGCTCAGGTGCAGAGCCAACTGGCGTCTCAGATGTGGGACATGGATGTGGGCTTTAATGCCCGCTACCTGACCGCGCTTGGCCAGGGCACGGGCAACGTGTTCGACCAGCAGGCGGCCGCTCTGTTCGGGTTCGATCAGGACGCCAACAAGCAGCGTCTGGAACTGCACGGCTGGCTGGTTGGCCTATACGGCGAGGCTTTCCGCACGTCCCAGGCCTATGCCGACCAGATGGCGCTGCTTGAGCGCACGCTGCAGCAGGAGCGGGTTGCGATCACTGTGCAGTTCAATGACCGCATCTTGGCTGAGACCCGCCAGGCCGAGACGCAGAAGGCGCAGGCGATGACTGCGGCCACAGCCAATGCTCTATCAGTCCTGACAGGCATCAACCAGTATGCGCGCGGGCTGTCGTTCGGCTCTGAGTCGCCGCTCTCGGCTCAGGCACAGTTGCGCCTGGCATCGTCCCAGTTCGAGGACATCCGCGGCCGCGCCGCCGCTGGAGACTTTGGCGCCATCAGCCAACTGACCACGTTCGCGGAGACGCTGCGGCAAGCCGCGCGCGGTGTGTTCGGCAGCGGCAAGGGATACGCCGACACCGTTATGCGCATCGAGGATGCCCTGCGGCCAATCTCTGCCATGTCCCCTGATGGGCTGATCGCGGCTGCATTCACAGAGGGCATGAAAACCCAGACTCAGGCCATCGTGGGCAGCCAGGCAGAGATGGCCAAACTACTGCGCGACATCCTGGCTGAACTGCGCCACGGGTCTAATGGACCGCCAGCCGATAGGACGTGACCTATGCCGACACTGGTAGGTGATGGCGGCCATTTTGTAATCGACCCCTTTGGGTTCTATCTAGGCGACGGCGCGGGCACCGGCCTGCCTCTGGGGCATAACAGTGGCACGCGTCCGTTCTTTACCATCGACATCGACGTATATGCGCCCGGCATCGCCCCGGTTGACTTTGCATTAGGCATCGGCACGCACGCCATCGGCACGCTGTCGCTGCTGGCTGAGGACCTGGAATATGCCTCGACACTCACCTACAGCGACGCCGGATATCGAACCGCCGGCACGCCAGTCACTGCATACCCACCGTGGATGCAAGAGGCTTTCGAACTCGATGCGAGGTGCCCCATCGACCCTGGGCAGGTAGCGGCCACCTGGGGCTGGGGCTCTGTGCGACTGGTCAACGTTGACGGCTATTTCGACACCGCGGCGGTGGAATGGAACGCGGACGGTCGAGAGGTGACTATCCGTTACGGTGAGAAAACCTGGGACGATGATAGGGGCATCTGGCTGGACCCCGATTTCGGTGACCTAACCACGATATTCAGCGGCTTTGCTATGCCCTGGCTGCTGTCTGAATTTGAACTTGAGGTTCCCCTACGTGATCCGTCCTACTGGTTGCAAAAGACACTGCAGACCAGGACATATGCTGGCACTGGCAGCTATGAGGGCGACACCGAACTGGCCGGCATAAATAAGCCCTATGCCCGCGGCACCTGCTACAACGTGCCCCTGACGCTCATCGACCGAACCAATAATATCTGGCAATACAACGATGGCCCAGGGACCGTGAATGCGCTCTATGAGGGTGGTGCGACCACCATCACGTTCCAGGCTGACACGTCAGACCTCTACAGCGGCAGCACCACAGCCGGCCAATATCGCACCGACAACAGCCGCGGCCTGGTCCAGTTAGGCTCGACGCCAGCGAGCGGACTGGAAATCACGGCAGATGTGGCTGGCGATTTCTCAACCGCCGGCTTCGTCACCATGGCGGCCAATATCGCTCGATACATTCTCACCGAGGACATGGCGATACCGTCCACCAACATCGACACAGCCAGTTTTACCGACGCGGCAACGGACTATCCGTATCCAGGCGGCATATTCATTCCGCCCGGCGAGTCCATGGATGGTGTGACGGCGGTATCTCGGCTGCTTGGCTCGATGGGAGCCAAACTGGTGCCAGCACCGGACGGGCAACTGCAGTGCTTTGTCCTGCGCAAAATCCCAGCCGACGCCACCCCTGACGCCTATTTCGACGAAGCCACCATAATCGACCTGGTGCCGCGCGCGGTGCCTGACGTGGTGTTCCCACCGCCCAAGCGCATCCGGGTTGCGTATCGACACAACTATACCGTAATGAAAACAGGCGTCTCATCGTCTGCCACGGCAGCCCGGCGTCAGTATATCGGTCAACCTGAACTCATGGCTGAGTGGTATTCTGGCACAGTCGCTGCAAATTGGCGGAACGCAAACGACCCCCCCCCGTTCGGTGGCATGCTGACGGCCAAAGCGAACGCTGATCAGGTCGCAATCGACATCGGCGAACTGTTCGAGAACGGAATACGGTCATACGACGTGACAGTGCCGATATGGCTGGGCATGAACCTGACGTTCGGCGACTATATTCAGATCACCTATCCGTTCGCTGACCTCGATGCAGGGAAAATCGTCCAGGTGGTTGGGCGAGGTATCCGATCGGCTGACATGCACATGACCTTGACGGTGATCACATGACCGCGCAGACGGCATTTGGTTATTCCAATTACGTGAAAACGGCCACCATCACAGCCACCAACGAGGAAACGGCACTGCCGGCGACCAACGTGGCAACCGACCACGGCGCCGAAAGCACCGCCTGGCAGACAGAGGATGGCGAGACCGACGAGACCCTGACCATTGCATTCGGCAGCGACCTGACATTCCGCGCCGCGGGTATATTCCGGACTAACCTGACATCTGGCGCCTCGATTGTGTGGACGCTCAAAGATGGCGGCAGCACCGTGTGGACAACCACTACCACAGGGCCCATCGCAGGTTACAGGCAGGTCGTGGTGGTTGCTGACCAGGACTATACCGGCGACACCCTGACCATCGCCATCACCGACAACAGCAACACAGACGGCTTCCTGAACGTGCCGTTGGCATTCGCCGGCCAACTGTTCATCCTAGAATATGCCACCGCCATTGAGTCCACCTATGGCCGGCGTGATGACATATCGGAACTGCGAAGCCGTGGCGGGCAGGAGTTCCCCACCCAGAGGTGGGTGCAGCGTGTTTACAATTTTATGCTCGCCGCTGTGGTGGACAGCGAGTCATACGCCTACGTCGGTGAACTCGACCGCCTGGCCCGGCTGGGTGGCAATGTGCTGTTTGTCCCTGATATCAACTCAAGCGCCATCGGCTATGAGGCTGTATTTGGCCGCCTGAAAGATGCGCAGGACGTTAATTTCAGCATGCGCGCGACAGGGGTGCGGTCGTATCAAGGCTCTATGTTCGAGAGGCTTTGACCATGCTTGGTAACTTTGTGGTCGAGACGACCACCAACCCCAGCAACAGCGCAACCATCAACCTGAACGGCCCCATCACGGGGCGGGTGGGGTTCGCCGATTTCATCACATCGGGCGACCTTGCGTTCTATTTCTTGACCAACGGGACGCAGTGGGAATGTGGCCACGGCGCATTCACAAACGCAGCTACCGACACCCTGGCGCGCACCACTGTTCTGAGCAACAGCAGCAACAACACGTCACGCATCACGTTCACGGCGGGGCTGGTTTATGTCCTGAGCGACCTGCCTGCCGAGAACCGGGTTTATATTCACCCCACCACAGGCATTGAACTGGCCGGGGTGGTCCATGGGGTGACCAGCTTCAATGCGGGTTCGGCGTCCGGCCTACGGAATGCCATCATCAACGGCCGTATGGAAATCGCCCAACGCGGTGTGTCGCTCACCACGCCGGCATCCAATTCGTATCTGCTCGACCGCTGGCGGATTAACTACAACGGCTCTGGCAGTGCATTCACCGTCACCCAGGAAGCAGTGACGGACTCAACGCTGCTCGATGCCGGTATCCGCAATAGCATGAAGATCACCCGCGGCACTGCCGGGACTGGCGGCTCATTCCGCCAGCTACAGCAGCGCATCGAGGGGGTGCACCACTTTTCCGGCCGCGAGGTGAATATCAGTTTTTATGCCAAAGCCGACAGTTCCCGCACGCTGACCTTGCTGCTGTCCCAGAACTTTGGCACGGGCGGCTCGCCCAGTAGCACGGTGAACAGTTCCAGTAGCAACATCAACGTCACCTCATCCTGGCAGCGGTTCACGTTCACGAAAACGCTGGCCGGCATTGGCGGTAAGACGTTCGGCAGCGACAATAACGACCACATAATTTTCACCATAAACCTGCCCCTAAACGCCACCGACACGTTCGAAATTACTGACGTGTGTATCCAGGACGGCGCGGTGGACCTGCTGCCTGAGCGGCGCCCAAAGGGGCTCGAACTGCTGCTGTGCCAGCGATACTACACCCGCATCCCCATTGGCCTGACTGGCGGGTCATCCAGCACAACAGCGTGCACTGTCGGCGGCCGCCTGCCGGTTGCCATGCGGACAGAGCCGACAATCACATGGTCAGGCACTGTGACGATGAACTTCCCTGGTGACGGAAACTACACCAGCACTACGGCGCCTACGATCGCCAACTATGATGACCAGACCGGCGGCCTCACGCTCAACTGGACTGGGTTCACTGGGCTGACGACGTTCCGCCCGTGCCTGCTCAATGACATCGGCTCAACCGATGTCGCATCCCTCGACGCGGAGCTATGACCGTATGCGTTTCCTACTGGCCATGATGCTGGCGACAGCACCGGCACTCGCGCAGACCACCACATTCGGGACCAGCAACAGCCTCAAGGTCACGGTGCTGCCTGAGACAACTGGCGGGTGGGGTAAGGCACTCGACATCAAAGGCAAGAGCGAGTTTTTCAGATTCGGATACGGCGCGACTGGACCGCTGGTCAAAATGCAGTCAGCGGGCACTGACGATGCCGGCAGCGCCCAGCCGGTGCTGGATGTGACCCAGCAGATTGACCTTGCTACAGGTGGCGCACAGGGCGCCACAGCGGCCATCAAAGCGGGCGTGCAGGTCAATGGGCAGCCATCCAGCAACTACTGGGGCGTAGGCGCCACCGCATACATCCAGAACCTGGCGGACCTCGCACCCCCCCCAGGCGGAAGCCAACACGGCGCTATCTATGCCCACGTGGTGAAAACCACAGCCAAAGTCCCGGATGGCACAGTCCCCGCTGGCCGCCACATCGCTGAGGGCTGGGCCAACTGGTGGGTTTTGTCCGATCGCACAGGCCTGCCATCCAGCAAAGGCGGCGCACTCGTCGGGCTCGAATTGGACATCGACGGTAACGGCGCTGATGACCACAAGGGGCCGGACAATAATGCCGACAAATGGCGGTTCGCGCGGCAGGTGGTGCTGCGGACGCATCAGAAGGATGCCACCAAGCCGTTCGAGGTGGGGTTCGGCGACTACTGGAATGCAACACATGGCGGCGTCGAAGACTCGTTCTTCAACGTCATAAGCGCCTATTACGCCGGCTACACAATCGCGGCCATCGACCTGAGCCAAGGTGTCGGCCAGCGCAGCAACCCATACATCGACCACCTGAACCGCGCTGTGGCGATTAAGATGCGCGACGGCCTCAAGCTGTCGTTCAACGGCGACGGCATGACCGGCAGCTACCTGACGCATTACAACGGTATGCTGGAATACTGGGCGGGTGGGCAGAAAGCATTCGTGTTGGGTGACAGCGGCAGCTTCTACATGCTGCGCCGCGCCCCAAGCGCCATCAACCCAGGCGTCTACTATGGCAAGTTGGAACTGGTATGCGGCAGCACGCCAGGCACAGCGCGCCTTATTGCCTACGCCGGCACATCAAACACCCCCACCACGATCGCTGATGGCATCGGCGGCGGCGTGGGCGGTTGCTGAGGACTGACACCATGCGCCTGTTCCTGCACACTGCCATCGCGCTCCTGCTGGCGTTCCCTGCGCTGGCGCAATCCACCAAGCAAATCAGCCAATTCAGCGCGGCGTCGTCCATCGCCTCGACTGACAAGTTGTTGCTGCAACAGGGCGGCACAGGAACGGCTTACACCTATGGCACGGTCAGCCAGATACTTTCGGCCGGCGTGAATGCCTCGTTCGGCACGCTGGCCGCATCCGGCAACGTCGCCATAAACACGAACAAATTCAACATCACAGCGTCCAGCGGCAACACGACCGTGGCGGGCACTCTTGGCGTGACCGGCGCGACCACCGGCACAGCGAACATCACGGGCGGGAATGGCGCCCAGGCCGTGGAAATAGGAAACAACGGCAGCATCAGCATGGTTCGGGCTGCTGGAACCGGCACCAATTTGGACCTGCGCAGCGGTTCCACTGCTGGGCTGGTGCGGATACGGAATAGCGGCCTGTCGAACCTGGGGGTGTTCGATGTCAACGGCGTCGGCACGCCGGTCAACTATTTCACATTCGCCCCGGCCGGCACTGGCAATGGCCCGCAACTGATGGCCAGCGGCACTGATACCGATGTCGATATAAGGTTGACGCCCAAAGGGGCTGGCGTGGTCAAGGTCACGACGCTGGAAAACACGAACGGCACGATCACGCTTTCTGGCAGCACAGATAACGTCAAGCCGATAAAATTGTCAGCGAACCTGGCCGGAACGGAGAGTGGTCTAGCGGCTGGGATAGATACACGAGGCTCCCACCTGTATGTCGCAGTTTCCAGCGACACGGCCGCATACCCCGATGGGGTTCTGAACATCCAGATGATTGCCCACAACTTGGCCGCTGGATGGACGGGCGGCCGGCGGGCGTATGGCTATCAGGTCAACACGACGGGCGCCACCACGCTGAACAGTTCGGCCGAGGGGTTCGTTGGCATCGGCGGTCAGGTCTATGGCAACCATAACCTTGGCGGCTCATCGTCTGGGTTCGGGCTCACCCAGAACGGATATGGCGCGATATTCGGCGCCAACCCGCGCGTGAAACTGGGGACAGGCGGGACATACTATAATGGCGTCGTCGGCACCGAAATCGGCGCGGAAATGCTGTCCGGCAGTTCGGCGAGTTATTTCGCCGTGTTGCAACTGGTATTGGAACAGAGCCATGCCGCGCACGGCACCACGCGCGACAGCATGCTGATGTTCGGCGCGCAGGCCGGCGCCAGTGCTGGCGCCAAGGAAATTATGCTGGTCGGTTCTGGCGCCGGTGAGTGGCCAGGGGACCCTGACGGCTACCTGCTCACAGCGCGTCGCGGGAATGACCCAGACTCCGCGGCGCTCGCCGGCGGCATAGACCTACAGACCATTGATTTCAGCGGCACCGGCGTGCAGGGCGGCGGGTTTGCGTGGCGCTCCCCCGGTATGTCCATCACCAGCACCGGCGCTGTGCAGGCTGGGTTCGGCAAGATAGACGGCAGCAGCGGTGGGATGGTCCTCAGCGCCCCATACAGCACGCTGTCCGGCACGCCTACGGTCAGCGCCGGCGGCTCAGGTTACACAGTGGGCGAGGTGTTGGGCGACGTTTACGGCAACATTGTCAAAGTGGCCACACTCAGCGGCAGCGCGGTGGCTACAGTGAGCGTCATCAAGCGCGGGTGGACATCCAGCACGCCAGGCGGCGCGGTGGCGTTCTCATCGCTGAACAGCACGGCCGGCACGAAAGGCAGCGGCGCCGAACTCAACACATCATGGTCAGCAGGCGACACAATTAAAATTGATGGCAAATTTCAGATCGGCACGGCGTCGCTCACCTTAACGGCGGGCGCAGTCGGCTTGCCGAAAATGACAGCCTCTGCATCCGCGCCAGGCGCCGGCGGGGGCAAAATCGAACTGGTCTGCGGCACCAATGCGGGCAGTGCCAAACTGGTTGCATATGCAGGCACATCCAGCACAGCGGTCACCATCCTGGACAACATCGGCAGCGGCGTGACCGGCTGTTAATGCTGCCGACCCCGACAAGGAACACCCGACAAATGAAACGACTTGCTATCATCCTGGCGCTCGCTGCGCCAGCGCCCTGCCTTGCGCAAGAGTCTGACGCGATGCAGAGGGCGTTGGACGCTACCTTATCTGACATCACTCGCGCGATGATCGGCGCACGGGCTGATGCGCTTAGCTGCCGGCAGGAACTGGCCAAAGCGAAACAGGCTCAGGTTGCAACACCCACGGAAAAACAGTCGCCGTAAGCGTCAAAAATTAACCCAAATCTACGGAACTGTATGCCGTTGCGGAAAGATATGGTAGCGGATTGAAACCCTGTAAGGGGACGGCCCGAGGGCAAGTCGCACCGTCCCCCTACGCCCACCCCGCGGAGGTTAGCCGCGTGATGACCGCTACACAGTATAGGACTGGACCTCTGTGTCCAGAGCGTCCATGGACACCCCGGTAGGGGCGCCCCGCGGCCGCGACCATAGCACAGCAGACGCGCGGAAATACAGTTTTCGTGAAACGGCCGTTAAAATGCAGACGCGCGCGGAACGAATGGTTGCGGAACAGGCGGCAATAGATGAACAACGGCAACTGGACCTGGATCGAGACTGGGTTCGCAAGCGACGACTGGCAACAGAGGCGCGGCGACAATGGCTGGAAGTGGTCATCAGGGCATTGCTCACATCACTGGCGACACTTGTCACCACAGGACTCGTCGGATGGTTGAGTGGGCTGCTGCGCTGGCCACCAGCGCGTTGATAGGCAAGGCGAACCGCATGCGGCATCCATGGCGGTGTTTCAGCGTGTGGTTCGCTGTATGGACAATATGTGGCGTCACAGCCGGTGCGACCGTGGTGCACATCCTGCACACGATCTATGCCGGGTGTGCCTGCCCATAGCGGAGTGACAGATGCTCCCTCTCATCCCCATCGCCCTCTCCCTTGTCCCTGAGATTGCCCGGTGGCTGGGCGGCGATAAGGCCGAGGACACAGCGCACGCAGTGGTCAACGTGGTGCGCACCGTCACCGGCACCGATGACCCCCAATCCGCCATGGACCGACTGCAGGGCGACCCAGCGGCAGCGGCGCAGGTCCGGGTCGAACTCGCCAGAATCATCGCTGAGCAAGAGGCCGCAGCACGGGCGGCCGAGACAGATCGCCTCAAGGCCATACTGCTCGACGTGCAGGACGCCAGGCACTCACACGCCGCGCTGACCACCGCCGGGTCCTCGACTGCATGGGTCGGGCCAACCCTGGCGCTGGTCATCATGGCCGGGTTTTTCGGGGTGCTTTACGGCGTTATCTGGCTGGGCAAGGGGGCTGACACACAGGGCGTTGACCTGATACTGGGGGCCCTGGTCGCCATGGCTGGCGCGGTGGTGAATTACTACTTTGGCTCATCCAGCGGCAGCGCGGCTAAAATGGGGACGATTGAACTAGCGCAGAAAGCATTGGCTCAAAGCGTCCCGGCCGAACGGCATGGCCATTGACTGCCGCCGGCACCGGGATCCCAGGGGCGGCAGACTACTCGCCACCAGGCGAACACGAGGATTTGACCTGCTGGGTGTGCGGCGCCCGCATCGAGGGCAGCAGCCGCGGCGCGCGTGCAGTGCATGGCTACGGCATTGCACAAGTCTGCAGCAACCCGTGCTTTGAAAGCCCAAAGTTCCAGGCAGCACGGCTGCATCCACCCAAGCGGCAACGCCGGCGGCCCACAACAAAGTGAAATGACGTTGCCACGCATGCTGGCAATCTGCCTCCGTTACGGAGGGGACGATGGCACAGCGTATCGAGACAATAGATGTCAACGTGGCGCGAACCTACAACCGCGGGGCGTCGCTCAGCGATGGTTCGCTGATCAGGGTCGAGCCCAACGGCCGCCTGGTGCTGGGCGTTCGGGCCCGATGGGTGATCGAGGGCGGCGGTAGGGTGGAAATGTTCGCCATCCGCGGCGAGATCGAGAACCACGGCTGCATCGTGACGAACGGCATGCTTGTGGTGGGCTTGAGATACGGCGCTTTCCACAATCTGGGCGAAGTGAAGGCGGTCGGCAGCAGTGCCACCGCCTATTTTTATGGCGCGAACCAATACAGCGTGCCGGGCGAGGTGCGGAACGACGGGCAGATCACGGCCAACGCAGGGGTGGTGCACCTCGAACGAGTGACTGGCACCGGCGGCATTACGGTGGTTGCCCACGGCCGGGTGGACATCGACGCCGCGGTGGACGCCGGCGCCACGATCCGGCTGCACAGCGGCATGCTTGAGTTCGGGAAGGGAGCGGGCATGCGGTTCGCTGGAACCATCCGAGGCATCAGCCGTGACAGCCAGATAGGGGTGGACAGCGCCTGGGATGGGCGCGACCTGTCAGTGCTGGTGAGATCGGTGCAGCCAGGCCTGGGTGAACTGACCGTTGCGCGCGGCGATGAGACGATACTGAGGGCGGTGCTGGCGGGCGACTATCGCACCGAACAGTTCCAGGTGACCCACTACGGCACCGATGTGGTGGTCACCTATGGCCGGGCGCTGGTGGGCGCACCGGACCATGCCGAGGTGGTCTAGCCTCTCGGCGGGGGCGGTGGTGGCACGCCTGCGACGGCGGTCACCACACGCTCAAGCCAGTCGGCCACCTTGTCTGGAACAGGATACTGGCCACTTGCCCAGCGCCGCACCTGGCGCTCATTCATCCCAAGCCGGCTGGCTATCTCTTGCATCGACCAGCCCAGCAACCGGGCGCATTCCCTAAACCGCTCAGGCCTCAATCTCACCTCTCATGCTGCTTTCCTGTGGGTGACGGTGATCACACCGCGGCTGATCAGTTGGTAATACCGCGCTGATTTCTCAGCCATCCGTGCGGCTGATATATTGCCAGACCGCTCCATCTTCTGGGCGATGTTCAGGAAGTGGCGGCGCTTCTGCTTTACGCTCATAGGGCTATCCCTTTTCGGCCGGGGCCAATCCCCTTGCCATGCGCAAACAATGTCCGGATTTATCGGACAATGCAAGAGCAAAATTCACAGGCTCACGATTACCCCAGGTGCCAGAACGGGACAGGTCCGGAATGTTTTTGTTCCCGAGAGCCTTAGAAAACAGCGGATTGCACAATTCCTGCTGTCACGTGTGACGGCTGAAATCTGCCACTTTTGCGGTATTTTGTATTTTTTGTATCAGCGTTTGTGCCGGTGCTCCGATAGCTTAACGACCGCGGCTTCTGCCGCCCGTTCCTGGTCCACTGATCGCGTGTAGAGCGCGACCATAGCGAGCGTGCGGTGGCCAGTTATCGAAGCTATCTCGTGCGGAGTGCAGCCAGCCTCAGCGAGCCTTGTCGCCGCCAGCTTGCGCAGCCCGTGGATGTTGCGCCCGGCTGGGATGCCAGGGATGGCTGCCAGGGCACCGCCTAGTTGTTTGGAGAGGTTGGAACCGTTCAGCCAGGGGCGCCCGAACTTGTTGACCAGGATCATGGTCGAGCCTGCCTGTTGACGCCACGCGTCCAATTCAGCGCGCAGTTCTGCCGGCGCCGGTATAACCAACGCCTGCGATGTCTTGCCCTGCACCAGCCGGATGGTCGAGCCGTCATAGGCTGACCATGGCATGGTGATCAGGTCGCCCCGTCGCTGACCGGTATAAAGCGCGAGCACCACCGCGCGCCGTAAGTGCTCCGGAAGCCCCCCCAGAGCCGCGCGCACGTCCCCCTCAGACCACGCTGGCAGATGGCCCGAGGCCAACCCCTTACGCATCCGCCCGGCGGGGGTGTGGTCAATCCACCCCCTATCAACCGCCCAGCCGAATAGTGTGCTCACAGCCCGGCTGAAACCAGCCGCGGCGCCGTCCCCGCGGGCTTGCGCTATGGCGTCGCGCGCTTCCATCAGTTCACGGCGTGTGATTGCTTTGACAGCGACCCGTTCCAGTCCGGTCAGGTCGCGCAGGTATGTGTCATATCCGCGGCGGGTGGTGCGCGCGAGGCGCTGATATTCTGGGGACCGCTCGAATGCCTCGATCAGTGCGCCGATGGTGTCACGGTCCTGTGCCCGCTGTTTGCCACGATACGGCGGATAATGCTTTTCGACCGCTGTGCCGTCAGCGCGCGTGTATCTGACGACGCGCCCGGCCTTTCGAGAGTATTTTCTGGACATTGGCGGCACTCGCTGTGCGTGGGTCGGTGGACCCTGTGCCCCCATCGAAAGCCTCGTCAAGTTTCAGTTTGTCCCAGCGTGGGGACCGTTCGCCCAGGGCGTATGATGGTGCTGGGATGCGCCCCTGCCGCACCAGGCGGCCCAGGGCGTCTACCCGGACAGAGAGGTATGCAGCGGCGGCATCCGGGGCGAGCCAGCGCGACTCTTCACTCATCGCCCACCCCCACCGCCCGCAACACATCCCCTACGGTCTGCGCGTCCGCCACGCGCGGCGCGTCATCCGGTAGCGAGAGAGGCTGGCCCATCATCATGTAGTCAATCTGCAGGACCATCGCGTCCATCAACCGCTCCGGCAGAGCTAGCGGAGTGTTGTCGCGCAGGGTGCGCCAGTCCAGGCCCATGTATGCGCCCAGCAGGTCGAGGATGCGGCTACGCAAGGTTCGCGGCTCAAGCATTGCCCATCGTCCCCAGCAGCGTCCACCCCGCAGGCAGTAGCGTGAACCGTCCGGTTTGATCGGACAGTTTCTCGTGTGTGCACAACCCATCTGACGCCATATCGAGGCACACAATAAGCGCACAAGCCGCGCCCACTGGATCATCATCGTCGAGCAGACAGATTTCTAAGACGCCGCCACGTTGCGCCATACAGCGCACCACCAGCCGCCTAGCCTCGATCATAGCTGCACTACTGAGGCGAACCCCCCGCACTGGCGCAGGAGAGGCGCCGCCGCTTACGCGCTTCGCGTCAGACATGAGTCTTCGCCTTCTTTGCCGCGCGTGTCTCAGCGCCCTCTTTCACGTCGGCCAGAGCAAAGTGCATCTGCTCCGGGTGCTCGATCAGACGCCTCTGTCGCACCTCATCCGGCGATGTTTCTTCTACCGTCCCCAACATGCGGATGTGATCCGTCAGGATGGTTTTTACGGCGCGCGCGGATGCGTCGTCGCTAGCCGGCACCTGTATGCGTAGGCTGATAATCTTCACGGCTCATTCCTCGCGCTGGCGGCGTGTGTCAGCCGCTCAATGTCCTGGATCATCTTCCCGGCGATCAGTTGGCGCACCAGATATTTGTATCGGTCACTGTCAGTGGTGCGCCTCACCTGTTCGGCGGTGGCGGTGGCAAACCCAGCAATGGCGGCGTCCACCTGAGCGCGCAGGCCTGCCGCCACCTCTGGGTCCACAGATGGGAGGGTGCTAGCCGGCGCCGGCTGTGGGCGTTCCTGGGCCCGTGCGTGCGGCGTGTCGGTATCGGCGGGCACGTCATCCGGGGGCCGCTGCGCATGTCTATCAGGCGGCGACTGTGGTGGCTCTTGTCTGGCCGTATGCACAGGCTCACGCTGCGCCGCACGCCCAAGCATTTCCTCGAACATGTCAAGCCGCGTGCCCGGCGCCGGCAGAGATGGAACATCCGGCGCCGCGGTGATTGCGTCGAAATCGGCAGCCATGTCTGTCTCAAGGGCCAACCGGAATCGCTGGGTCGCTGGGTTATTCACATCGAGGTCAACGTGTTTGGTGGTGAATAAAATCACCGTCTTTGCAACCATCTCGTCGATGAATGCCGACGCCCACGGCCCCTTAGCCGCCTTGGATGAGTTCCGCACCATCATAATACGGCTGCGCGTCATCCATCGCTTGGTGACAGTGCCGTCCGTCCCGGTGATTATGCAGTATGCGCAGTCGATGCGGCGCATAAACTCGTCAGGGCGCACGATGACATTGCCATGTTGGTCGCGCCCACCGTTCAAAGCGGCATATGCTTCCTCGACAATCGCCCGGTCAACCCGGTGGCTGTATCGGTCCTCATCCCCCGCCTCTATCTCGAACCGCTCGCCGGCGAACACGATCACAGCCCGGATGCTTTTGATGGCGCCAGTCTGCCGGCCCAGTTTGACGATGCCCCAGACCATGGGCTGCCAGGCCACGCGATACTGGCGGGCCTCTGTGTCATACCGCGGCACCAGGGCGCCATGCTTGCCGTCTGGCGGCAGGCCCTGCGCTGCGGCGCGCTGCACGGCGATGAGTAGGGACTCACGTAGGTTTGGCGCGAGCAATTTGGAATTGTTCAGGACGGCTGTTTTCGCGGTGGCAATAAACACGTCCAGGTCGATGGTATCAGGCAGCATCGTCTTAAATGCCGCCCTGGTCGCCCTGTCGTCGAGCCACGCATAGAAATCCTGCGCAGCCACGCCGACATCGAACTCAGGCTCTTGTCGGCGTTGGTATCCGCTGCGGCTACCGTCGCGTCTGGCAGGTGGGCCGTTGTGCATATCCGGCGGCGGGCCATCGTCGAGCCATGCTGGGATGTCGCTCATTTATATTCCGTGCTTTGTGTTACGTCGCTGCGCCGCAGTTAGGTAAGGCGCAGAAATCCTCTAGTTCTGGACCTCTCTGACCGTGAACCGTCTCGACCCAGCACGCCTGCCGATGATTTCACCCGGCATAGCAACGCGGCCAGGATTGTCAGGCGTGACGGCGACGTTGATGGAAAAGCCCTGGCATACGGCGCGACGGCGGCCTTGCAGGATTCCCTCAAGCCTGTTGCGTGCCTCGATATATCGCGCGTCAGCACTCGCCTTGTCTGCCTGGGCGATCATGAACTGGGCAGCGGCCTCGCTGGCCTCATTGTGCGTCATCAGGTCAAGCGGCTCATCGTCCCCGAGTGACGGATACAGCACTTTCAACGCCGCAGCGGTGCTGTCAGTGCCGTCAACCGGCGGCGCTTTACCTGCACGCACGTCAGCCCAGAACTGCGTCACACGCTCGCGAATGGCGTCGATGATCCTTGGGCGCGGCACGTAGTGATACTTTACCAATTGATTGCCGCCGACCAGGCACACGATGCAGCCCCAGGTGTAGCCACTGCACGCCAGTTGCTGTTGTAGCTGCAACAAGATGTGCATAGGCGGGTCGCCCCCGTCCCAGCTTTTGCGGTGCGCAAGCCAGTCGGCGTTTTTAAGTTCTAGTGCGCCCGGCCCAGTGTATCCTTTGGCTATCTCGTCTGGGCCAGGCTCGCGCACGATATAGTCAAGCGATGCTGCCATTCCTGGGGTGGTGTCGTCGGTGCAGTATGTCCCCTTGTCAGTCCACCACCCCCACATGGCCGCCGCCATCCGGGCTATGGTGGGTTCGAGGTATTTGCCGAACCAGACACGGCTCCCAGGCCCGTCATCCACCGGCGGCGTTGGTATCCGGCCGGATTTGACCATGTGTAGCGTGTAAGCAGACTGGGCGAAATCAGGCTGCTCGCCGAACAGTGCAGCCACCTCGCTGGCGCCGACGTTCTGGCGCCGGATGGCGTGCCACTCCGGCGTCCCGTCATGGACGTTGTGGAACGCCATCAGCGCGGCATCCGGTATCCGGACAGCATCAGCCGAGATGCAGTTATGCACCGGACCACATCTGATATAGGGCGAGGCTGGCGCCGGTCTGGGTGCTCCATCGAGTATGCTTGCCCGCTCGCTATCAAGAGCCGGTGCTTCACAGTCTCAAGCATCCGCTTGCCGATGTCAGTAGTGCCGACGATAGCGCCACCGTGTATCAGGCGCGCAAGGTCCTGCGCGATGTCGCGCAGTTCGTTGCTCAGAGGTGGTTCGTGCTGGTCGATGTCGTTCATGCCGCGCACTCCATGCCGGCGCGCTCGACATCTCGCTCAAGCGTATCGCGGCGTTCCTGTAAGTCAGCTATCGCGTTTTCCAACGCTTCCAACGAGGCATAAAGCCCGTCCAGTTGGGCATTCACCCTAGCCAGTTCCTCGAATACGTTCACGGACGTTCCCTTATTAGACGATACCTCGCAGCGAGACGCACAGGCAGATGACCAGCAGCGCCCACCCGACAAAATCAACAGCGGTCAATGGGTGGGCTCCATCTCAGCCATCATGCGCAATTGCAGCAGCGCCAGCGCGAGATTGGCGGAAAGCTCGGTCAGCGCCTGCTCTGTCATGAGCGACTGATGGTAGCCAATCTGGCGGCCGCGACCGTCATGCGTTTCCAGAGCCAGTGAGACCATCCCGTCTGGCTGCACCTGCACCCCCACGAGGGTCTTGCGGTCCGCCACCGTCACGTCGATGGTCCAGTTGAAATCGTCGGTGTCAGGCATATTCCAGCCTCAGCGTCAGGTGGTTGCGAATAAAATTCTGCACCTCATCGAGTGTGTGGTCAGTCGCCCCAACACCCTGTGTGACGATAAGTGCAATTGCGGTGTCATTGAGGTGCGGGTGCATCTCGACAGCCTCAGCCACGGCGTCGGCGATGACCTGCCGTTCCAGCGCCAGCGCCTCTGGGGTCGGATCGCGCTGCAATGCAGGCTCCATGTATCGCAGCGGTGGCCAACAAGTATCGAGTGGGTGCCGTATCATACGATCGGACCGCCCAACTTACTTGGCCCCAGCGGGCGCAAGGATGGGCGTAGCGCGTCCACCACCAACGCCACGATTAACAGCCCGACCGGAGATGCGAACAGCCAGACGGCCCACACAGGCACGCCCATTGCGATTCCTACGGCGCACAGTGCTGCCGTGACAGTCGCCAGCGCAGCGATGCCAGCGCCCACTAAGCTGCCTCCCCGTCCTGCCAGTGCGGCCGCGTAGGCGTGCACTGGTTGGCAAGGACACGGCCCTCATCGGTGAGGCTCATAATGACCACACGCGCATCGTGGTCCGCCACCCTTCGGGCGACCAACCCCATAGCTGCCAACGCATCGCACGCGCGTGTTACAATGGGCTTGGCCACACCCATCGCTGCAGCGCAGGATTTGACGGTGCGCCGTGCGGGGTCCAGCCTGCTTAGTTCGAGCAGTAGGACCAACTGTCTGACAGACATCAGGGATTCCAACGCCGGCTGCAGCAGCCGTGCTGTGGGGTGTGTCAGCATGTGGCGTGCACCAGCGGCGACTGGTCCCCTGTGATGCAGCGCAGTATTTGGCTCGCCCTCTCGCCCACCTGCCAATTGCTGAAACGCAATTCTAACGGCAGTTCCAGGCGGCCACAGTTTTCAAATGCCTGGTCGCGGGCACGCTCAAGCGAGCGGATTATTCCCGACCATTCTTGGTGGTGTTCCATTTGGCTCCAGCACCGCATGCAGCGGTGATATTTTTGTGACTGCACAAAAACCAACGGGAACAATAGGTTGCCAGTGTCTGGCTGCGTCATGCGGCATCTGCAACGAATTTGTCGCGGTTGCGTCATGCGGCAGTCATGTTACCGTCTCATCTGATCCGAAAAATCCGACCAGGATGGGGTCGCAACTTCCTGTGTCCCGCTTGTTTCGCAATCATTAATGCCATACAGTCTGGCAACCAATCAACCGAAAAGTGCCATGTCGATGACGTTATCAACAAATCGTTACAAATTGAAATTCCCTCAGAGCACTCGGAATGGCGACCGCCTGGTGCCGGCCGGTGCTGGCGCCGCCGCTGGGAACGGCGGGGACGGCCGCCCAAGGCCTGCCCCTGAGCCCCCCAAAGAGGGGGCTGCCCCAACGTAAAAAAGGCGCCTCCCGGCGCCTATTTTATTCCCAAATTTATTCCAGCCAGCTATTCGGCCTTAGTCGGCCCCTCTATCAGCATCACGCGGACCTGCGTGTCATCTGGGTCCAGCCCCTCGACCCGCCCCTGCAGCCGGGTGAACAGCGCGACCGGCAGGCCGGCGCCGCGGCCGAAAAATATCCAATCGGACGTGATGCCAGTCTTATCTATTAGTGTCTCAACGGCGGCGTCGCTGATCCGGTTCTCAGCAGTGCACCAAGCACTCCATGACTGTCGCGACACCCCCACGAACTCAGCCATGGCGGCGTCGTTTTTGCCGAGTTCCGCCTGCAGGACGCGCAGGCGGTGCCCGACCATCAATTCCCGCTCTGTTTTGTAGCGTTCTTTTCCATGGCGGCGGATGGGGCGGTTGGGGTCTGATTTGCGTGGCATGGGACCCCCATACCCGTAACAAGCCTGGGCTGTCATTCGGTAACAAATTCCAGGTGCGCCACAATCCGCTTGCCAGATTGCCATACAGTCTGGCAAACAAACGACATGACCGCAGCCGATATTATCCGAGCCCTAGGTGGCACTCATTGCGTAGCCGCGCTTACTGGCGTCGGCCGCTCAGGCGTTACGAACTGGACCAGGACCGGCATACCGCGTCACCACTGGGCCCGGCTCGCAATCATCGCCCGTGACAAGCCCGAAACGGAGCACATCACTTTAGATGTGCTTGTGACGCACACGTTTGGGCCTGGCGGAATGGGCCAAAAACGCCGCCCAGGGTCGCCTACACGTTTACGTGTGCGCCGTGCCCAGCCCGCGGCAGTCGCTGCGGTCGAGTGACTACCCCCCCGACAACGAGGACACACATGCCACGAGGACGCCGACGTGCCGACCCCGGCATAGGCCACAATACCCAGCCGACAGATGAGCAGGTGCGTGATTACGGCCGCCGCCTAGCCGATGCCAAGCGCGACCTACGCGAAGTCATGGACGAGGCGGCCAGCAAGCGCGGCACCATCTCAAGTATAAAGAAAGCGGCCAAGAAAGCCGGCGTCGATATGAAGGCGCTGGTGCGTGTGGTCGATGAGATGGTGCGCGACCACGACGAGGTGGTGGCCGAGGAACGCGCTTACATCCGGATGCGCGCCGTCCTGAACATCCCGGTGTATCAGGATGACTTGTTCCCACAGGACGCGCCGCTGCCTGTTTTGAGTGACGACGAAGCGGCCAAGCAGGCGCTGCACCAGGCAGGCGCAGCCGGCTACATGGCCGGGCTCAATGCCCATGACATCAACGCCGCGAACCCGCACCCTCAGGGCACAGAGGAATGGGTGAAGTGGCGCGAACAGTGGCACGCCGGCCAAGCGCATCTGGCGAAGGGTCTGATGCCCAAGCGCGCCGCCCGCACTGACCGGCAGCGCCGTGCCCCCCCCACCGCGGCGAACGCCAACGAACTGACGCAGGCTGTGATCGATGAGATTAACAGCCAAGACGAGGCCGGCTGATGCGCTGGCCGCGCTGGCTGACATTCCCGCGCCAGCCTGACATCGAGATAGGGGGCCATGCGGACCCCTATCTGCGCCGCTGGTATGTCATCCCACGGAACCGCTGGGCCAACGTTTACCTGCACCAGTTCTGCCGGTCAGACGACGACAGGGCCCTCCACGATCATCCATGGTTCAATATCAGCATCATCCTGCGCGGCAGGTATTTCGAGCACATGCAGGACGGCACAGTCTTGCTGCGCAAGGCTGGCCGGATCGTGTGTCGCCCGTCGATCGCCGCGCACAGGATAGAACTGCTGCTCGACCAGGATTTCTCAGAGCGGCGCGTGTGGACGCTGTTCATTACGGGCCCCAAGGTCCGCGATTGGGGGTTCTGGTGCCCCCAAGGATGGCGTCACTGGGAGGATTTCACAAAACCCGGCGACAGCACTCTGATTGGTCGAGGTTGCGATGATTAAGGCAGAGCCGGGCGGCATACTCTGGCTCGACCTGTCAACCACAACAGGCTGGGCATACGGCCATACGGCTGACGTGTGCCCGGCATGGGGCGTCTGGGTAATGCCTGGCATGGCCGACTTGGGCCGCTTCGGCGCCGCGTTTGAAAACGAACTGTGCGACTCCTTGCACAAGTTCCAGCCCAGGCTTGTCGGCATCGAGGCTGCTATTCCTGCCCATTTTCAGAAATCGGAACAGGCGGCCATAGCGGCGATGTCGCTGGCCACGCTGACGCACACGACATGCTGGCGCTGGGAAAGGCGACTGGTTGTCCGGGCGTCGGCGACCGTCCGCAGTGGTGTGCTGGGGACAAGCCAATTCCCCAAAGGGCGCGTCAAAGACGCGGTGCTGCAGTGGTGCATCGCGCGTGGCTGGGACATCACCGACCACAACGCCAGAGATGCGGCCTTAGGGCTCGCTTACGAGTTCGGCGTGCGTGCGCCACGCCCCAGCAGGAGACAAGCGGCATGACCCGCACCATCCACCACACGCCGGCTGCCGTAGAGCAGGCATCTGGCGTTGGCCTAACTCTGAGCGGCGGCTTGTCCTGGGCCATATGCATGGCCATCGGTGACGCCGTAGCAGCAGACGGGAACCGTATATCGCCGCGCATACAGGCCGCATACATCGGCGCCACACGCGACAGGGAGCGGTGGGCTATTACGCTGTCATCCGGCCGTATCGACGTGCTGTATGAACCTGAGCACGTGCGCATAACGTCTGTGGTGCGGCCGCGGGGCGGCGCATGAAGTGGCTAACGCAGGACCGGGACGCACTGTTCCGCGGGCTCTGGCCGGTCGGCTCGGACGCTGACTATATCCTGGACGAGATGGGCCGGATGCCTGGCCCGCGCATGGCGCACATCACCACAGATGACCTTTACGACTTAGCGCGCATCATGCGGCTGACCCGTAAGGAAAGGGGCAGTAGCAATCTATTCTTGCAAGAGCAGCGCATCGAGGCTGCCCTGAGGGGGCGGCGCGACCATCGCTATCAATCGCGGACGAAACGCTGCCTGGACTGCCGCAAGCCGTTCCAAGCTGAAGTGGCGTGCGCCGATTGGCGTTGTGCATCCTGTAAACTATACAACCGTGGTTAGGGTAAATGGCCTGAAATGCGAGTGTGGGGCGCAGGACCTGATAGCGGTCCAGCCCGGCACCGAGGACTCTGATTTCGATGACCTGTTCACCGTGCACCGCGGCCATCCGGTGCGCGCATGGTGCATCCGGTGTTGGCCTTCGCTGAAAGGGCAAGTTCAGCCGTGCTCAACGTCATCGTCCGATGCTGGCGCCTCGCCGCCAGGAAGCCCCCTGTGCGCCGGAGAGGAACAGGGGTTGTGAACTGGGCGCCGCCCCCGCGTAGGCGCCCCAGGTTGGCCGCCGCGGCGATAGCAGCGGGCGTGAGCCTGCCTGCCTTTGTCGCCTGCATCGCCCAGGCCAGCGACCCGTTCAGCCACACGCGACCGCCACACGGGCATGGGCATGTCCACCATGGCAACCCGCACAACGTTCCTGAGCCTGCCACGCTCGCCCTGCTGGGCGTTGGCGCCGGCGCCGTGGTGCTGATCCGAAGGATGCGCAAGTGACCGATGAATGGTCCATCGCCGTCTATCTGTTCCAGCAGCGGCACACAGGCCGATGGACGAAGGCTGGCATCACTGCGGAAATCGCAGAGTGCCGGAGATATGCGCGGTGGATGCTGGCCGCGCTGCACCAACCCCAGACCCACAACTAGGACTGACAATGAGCGAGAGTAGAGAACTGACACGCGTGCAATTTCAGGGCAGCGACCTTGTTGCCATCCGCCGCGACCCGGTGGGTGATAGTCTAGTGGCGTTGAAGCCAATAACCGAGGGAATGGGATTAAATTGGCGCGCTCAATTAGCGAAGGTGAAGGACCACCCGGTGTTGTCGCCACGAGTCGCGATTATCGCGACTCGTGCTCCTGGTGATGATCGACCGCGCGAGCACGCTTTTCTGCCGCTGAACCGGCTTAACTTCTGGCTGACCACCATAAACACCAACAAAGTCGCCCCGGAACTGCGCGCCAAGATCATCCAGTATCAGACCGAGTGTGCGGACGCGCTGTATGCTCACTTCGCCGGCAAGGCACTTGTGGTGGCCGAACCGCGCGACCTCGACGCCGAACTGCGCCGGACTGGTGGGGTCGCAAAGGCGGTGATGCACAAGCAGCTTGAGCCCGTGTATCGCGAACTCGCGCAAACCAAAGCCAGTATGAACACTCTGACCGAACTGGTGCAGCGCATGCTCGACGGCCACGACCCGCATCAAGCAGTCGTCACCCAGTTCCAACCCATGCTGAACATCCTGATGCAGCACAAGGTCGAGCCGGCCGGGCGCAGGCAATTGTCCCAGCGGTGCTCATCGGCCATGCGGCGTTGGTGCCAGCGAACCGGGCACGTTGACGCGGTGCGCATCAGCCGAGAAACCGGGCGCCTGCTTTTCCACACCGACCGGGTGGCTGACTGGTTGACCACCGAGGGTCTGGAAATGATCCGGCACCACGTAGCGCAGCATAGCAAGCAAGGTGATTTCGGGTTCAGGGCAGCATCGAAAAGTAAAACCCGCCCACACTGATAGCACTAACGCACACGTTAGAGAGTAAACGATGACCGAACCACCTGAGCCGATGACGCCGGCTGACTGCGACTTGCGGGACTTCCCTTATATGCCGCTTGATGTGCGTCGGCTGCGTGATAGCGACATAGCCGCTATCGATGACGCTGAGGCATTTCGAGCCGCCGTAGTCGCGTGGTGTGTGGCCTGGCATCAGGTGCCCGCCGCGTCTCTACCCGACGACGACGCATCATTGTGCAAGCTCCTGGGATACGGACGGGACCTGGATGGGTGGCGTAGGCTGCGTGAGGCCGGCGCACTGCGTGGGTTCAGGCGCTGCGGCGATGGCAGGCTATACCACGTGGTTGTAGCCGAGAAGGCCAACGAGGCCTGGGGCAAGAAGCAGGCTTTCAGGGAGCGCAGCCGCCGCGCGAACGATGCCAAGCGCAGTCGTTATGCAGTCCTAGATGGCGACCTCAAGGACACCAACAAGGAGTCCATCAAGGACACCAACAAGGAGTCCTTAACGGCTCCAACAAGGAGCCATCAAGGCGTCCTTAAGGCCTCCTTATCGAGCCTAAAGGGAGAAGGAGAAGGAGAAGGAAAGAAAGAATCTGAGTCCCATAATCCCTTTCCTTCATCACAGCGCGGTCCAGATTTTGAAACGCTGCCCCCTGCCGCGAAGACGCCGCGTGGAACGCGGCTGACGGACGATTGGCAGCCGAGGGACCAGGAACGTCTGCTTGCGCGGTCCCTACGGGTTGACTGCGACAAGGCTGCGGCCGAGTTCCGAGACTACTGGCTCGCCAGGCCTGGCAAAGATGGCGTGAAACTCGATTGGAATGCCACGTTCCGGAACCGCCTGCGCGAGTGCGCAGACCGTGGGAGGTTCCTAGTCCCAGCCCAACAGGCGCGTGACGGCCGGGCGTATTCGCAAATGGTTGGTGGGTTCTGATGGCAACCAGTGTCGTCGAACTGCTGGCAGAGCACGGTATCAAACTGCGGTCGTATCGTGCCGGCGCCAACGAACACCTCATCTGTCCCAGGTGCGAGGGCGGCCGCACGCGCGAGAAAAGCCTTTCAGTCACCGTGGATCAGGATGGGTCTGGCGCGACGTGGGTATGCCACCGCGGGCAATGTGGGTGGACAGACGGCGCCAGGATTGGCGTAGAGCCGCCCCCACGGCGTCAGGCGACCATTCGCCGCCCCCCCACCCACACACCCGCCCAGACGGCCCACAGACCCGACTGGCTGTATGAGTATTTCGCCGGCCGCGGCATCGGCGCGCGAGTGGTGGACAAGCTGGGCATCTACTCGGTCACCCGCCGGTTTGATGCGCCGATTGGCGAGACGCCCACGATTGTGTTCCCCTACGTGTGGCGCGGAGAGGTGGTAAACCGGAAATACCGACCGCACCCAGCGAAAAGCCCGCAGATGCAGGAGCGGGACGCGGAGCACACGCTTTTCAACGTGGATGCTCTGGGCGACAAGCCGGACACCATCGTGTGGGTCGAGGGTGAGCCAGATGTGATGGCCGTGATGGAGTGCGGCATCACCCACGTCGTGTCGCTCAAAGATGGCGCCCCTGCCAAGGTGTCGGAAAATGGCAGTGAAAAGCGGTTCGAGGCGCTACGCACCCACGCCGACGTGCTGACAAAGGCCAGACGCATCATCCTGGCGGGCGACATGGACCAGCCTGGGCTGGCGCTGCGCGAGGAACTAGCGCGCCGCCTGGGCCGGCACCGCTGCTGGCTGGTGACTTGGCCGGCTGACTGCAAAGACGCGAACGACACGCTGATTAAGCACGGCTCGACCATCGTCCTGGCCGCCATAGACGCGGCTGAGCCCTATCCAATCGACGGCGTGCAAAGGATCGAGCAGGGCACGCTGGCAGCCCTACGGGCCCGTCCAGCGCCGGCAGTGCTCACAACCGGCACGAGGTCCAGCGACCAGGTGCTTAAACTGCCAACAGAGGGACGCCTGATTATCGTTACGGGATTTCCAAACCACGGGAAAACAGCGTGGACTCGGTTTGTCATGATCCACACCGCGACCAACCACGACCGGCGGTGGCTGGCATTCAGCCCGGAGAGCCAGCCATGGGAACAATTCGCGGCAGAGTGCGCAGAGGTGTTTGTCGGCAAGCCATTCTACCGCGGCGGCGGTGGGCTTGACCCCATGACTGACGATGAGGTGGCGCATGCCGAGACGTGGCTGCACGACCACATTACGATGCTGGTGTGTGACGCTGAGGGCAACCCGCCTACCATTGACTGGGTGCTCGAACGCGCGGCGGCGTCTGTGCTGCGCGACGGCACCACAGACCTGCTCATCGACCCGTGGAATGAAATCGACCACGACCGCGGGCAGACCAGCGAGACCGATTACACCGGCCGCGCTCTGCAGCGTCTCAAGGCATTTGCGCTGCGGCACGGGTGTAATGTCTGGATCATAGCTCACCCGGCAAAACCTTTGCCCACGAAGCCAGGCGAGCGACCAGCGGCACCGGGCCCGTATTCTATCGCCGGCTCTGCGCACTGGGCCAACAAGACCGACGTTGGTATTACCATCCATTCCCCCGCGCAGGGTGAAACGGAACTGCACCTTTGGAAATCCAGGTTCCGTCGCTGGGGCACGCGCGGCGCAATCGCGAAAATGGAATACGAACAGGAAACAGGACGGTTCCTGACGCCCATCGCGCTGACGATTCAGCCGCATGCTGACGATGAGCCGCCAGCCGACTTGTGGACACGTGCGTCATGAAACAGGCCGCCATCTGGCGCCAGGCGCTTGCACAGACAGTCCTGGTTGCTGGGGCGCTGCTAACCACCCCCGCTGATGCCGGGCCATTCAGCGGGCCACCTGCCAGGCCCGACACGAACAACCCGAAACCACAAACACAGGTCAAACATGCCCAAGGCACTTGCCTGGACCGATGCCCGCGTAACCACACTGCGGGACATGATACAAAGCGGCGCGAGCATAAATCAGACGGCGCGCGCACTCGGAATTGGCCATCACTCAGTCGCCAAGAAAATGGACGAACTAGGTTTCCCGAGGCGGCTAGACCGGCGAGCATACAAGGGGGCCGCCCTGCTGGCGTGGCACAAGCAGCGTGCCGAAAACCAACCGGCACCGAGCCAGGTGCGCGAGCGGCATGCCGGCGAGCCTCTGCCGCCGGGCAGCAGCATAACCTGGGGCGCCATCATCAGCGGCACCTCCCTCGACGGCATGCCATATCCGACGCGGGGGGCGATGCTGTGACACCAGACCTACTCCTGCGTTTATCCGTCGCGCCGGTGCTGACTTGGCTAGGCACCTTGGGGGTGCGCAGTGCTGCTGACCCGCGCAACCGTCGCGCAGCCGTGCTGCTGCTTGCCATTGCTGGCCAAGAAAACGGCTGGGTAGCGCGCAAGCAACGGCCTGTCGCCCACGCCCGCGGCTTGTATCAGTTTGAGTCGGGCGGTGGAGTGGCGGGCGTCCTACAGCACAGATCATCCTCGATGATTGCTCGACAGGTGTGCCAGGCTCTGATGGTGCCTGAGCCAGACACCCGCGGCGCCTGGTCGCCAGACATAGGTGCCTTGCGTGCCGCGGTTTACGACGCGATTGACCAAAACGATGCACTGTCTACTGCTTTCGCGCGGCTGCTTCTTTGGACTGACCCGCCGGCCCTGCCGGCGATCGGTGAGACCGAGGCGGCATGGCGCACTTACATCCGCAACTGGCGACCTGGGCGCCCACACCGCGACAGGTGGGATGCCAACTATGCGGCGGCTGTCAAAGCCGTGGAGTTATACGACGACTGGTGA